GACCCCGACAACATGAGGTTCGTCAGCCCAGAGGAGAACGCCCGGCTGCCCCGTGACGAGCCAGAGGCGTGACTACAACCTCATGACACAACACACCTAGCAGCTTTGCGGGCAAGGTGCTAGAGCGGGTGGGTCCACGTCCGCTGCGGGCCTTGCGGCTCCAGCCGGTAGAGCACCGTCAGCTGGTCCTCTTCCCCTCCGCCGGTGAACTGCGTGACCCACACCCTGATGCTGGTGTAGCCCCGCACGGTCTCGCCGTCGGGTAGTGGCCTGCCATGGACCTGTGCGGCTGTCGGCGCCAAGACCCGCACGTCGTATGCGCTCTCGGGACCATCGTTGTTGAGCTTGATCGCTGCCGTTCCGAGGCGATCGACCCTCCAACGGACGGCATTGGCTTCGGCTTCGGCCCGGGCCTGCTGCTCGGCGCGCTCCGCTACGTCGGCCTGCCGCCCGGCCGCGATCGCGGCATCCTCATTTGCAACGGTCGCTCGACGGGCGTAGTAGAGGGCGACCAACGAGATGATCAAGGCAAGGATGGCGACCAGGAAGGTGGCTGCGTCGATCAGGGCGGGTCCGTCGTCCATGTCTCCTCGTGCAACAGCATCGTGGCGCGGTCTTCGGGTGAGTCAGTCAGCTGGGCTCGTCCACTTCGAAGAGGGTCATGACCTCGTCATCGGGCCCGACCTCGACGCGGAGCACCTTCGGCTGCGGCTTCGGGCCGTACTTCCGGCCGAACAGCTCCTTGAACTCCTCGATCGTGTCGCTCACCTGCATCAGGGTCGTCACGGAAGTGATCTGCCGGTCCAGGTGGACGCTGCCGGTGTCGACGGTGAGGTGCTGGTGGTGCTTCCGTGCTCGCCGGCCCGACGGCAGCGTGGGGTTGACGCGCCGGAGCTCGTCGGCGACGCCCTCGGGCAGGTGGTCGTAGACGTACGTGTTGATGAAGACGCCGACGTACTGCGGGTGCTTCGCCTTGCCCTCGACCCACGTCCAACCGTGGAGCCGGTAGATCTCCTCGAAGAACATGTTCGGGAAGGTCTTCACCCAGGGGCGGAACGCCTCAGCCACGTACTGCTCGAGCAGCCGGCGTAGCTCATCGCGGGCGCGCGCCTCCTGGTACCCGGTCGCCTCGTCGACCAGGGCGATGATGCCCACCTTGGCGAGGCTGCGGATGAGGATTTCCGCGGCGTCCGCGGCGCCTGCCTGGCTGGGAAGGAGGGCGCCGGCCCGTCGAGCGGCCAGGTAGACGTCACACACCTCGGGTAGTGCCTCGGCCCGGTATCCAACGCTCATGAAGCGCTGGCCGGCCATCTTGTATTCGATCGGCGCGAGCTTCTCCAGCAGCTCTGCGCCGATGAACGGCTCGAGGTTGTTGGCGCTGAGGAACGGGGCCCGCTTGTCGTCGTCGGGTCCACCGCGACGACCCATGGACTTCGCTCGCCCGAGCGCCTCCAGCATCGTGCCCTGAGAGAGCACGCGGGTGCCGTCCTCCAGGACGGCGCACTCGATCCGCTTGTCGCCGATCTTGAGCGCTCCCGAATGTGGGGCCCGCCGGGCCTTGCCGACCCAGCGCGCCTCCGCCGCCCGGCGCGCGATCTCGGACCGCTGCTCGGGGGTGAGCCGCCGGGCACGGGCTTTGCCTCCTTCGCTGGCGCCTAGGTGGAAGAGGGCCGCGTTCGTCGCGTCCTCGACATCGGTGCTGTCTGACATCCCGCAGGCCTCTCCATCGCGTGCAGTGCTTACCCGCTAAGCATCATGCCTGCCCGGCAAGCATCACGCAAACGGGTGAACGCGTGCGCGTGGCGCCCGGCGAGCAACTCGACCCGCTCAAAGGCAAAACCCCAGGTCGCGTAGGCGATCAAGCCCCACGTCCGCACGCCCTATCGCCTCATCCGCTGCCGCCCACCAACGGCGTGCGTCCTGTCGTCCCGATCTGAGGAGAACTCTCCATGAGCAAGCGCTACCTGGCCGCCCTGGTGGCCACCTGCCTGATCGGCTTCGCCGGCCTGACCGGCGCCGCAGGCGCAGCCACCCCGCTGCCGCCGCCCGGCGACCTCGCCGGCGCGATCGTCGACGGGCGGGCCTCGCTCTCGTGGTCGCCGGTCGAGAACAGCCGCGACACCGTCATCTACGACGTCAGCAATGGTCAGCCCGGCCGCGTCGTCGGCCGCTCCACCACCGACGAGTGGGTCTCGATCAACCTCCCCGGTCGCCCCTCCTTCTCCTTCCAGGTGGTCGCCCGCGACGTCCGGAAGCAGGAGGGCGTCCGCTCCGACACGATCACGCTCTACCGCGGCGGCCGGCCCACCGAGCCGGAGCCGCCCACCCCGCCGTCGGAGCCGGAGACTCCGCCGCCGCCGGTGGAGCCGACCGAGCCGCCGCCGCCCACGGACCCGGAAGAGCCCCCGACCGAGCCGGAGGAGCCGCCCACGGATCCCGAGGAGCCCCCGACCGACCCGACGACGCCCCCGGCGGCGGTCCGCGACGAGCCGGTCGACCTGGGGGCGGCCGTGTCCCTGGCCCGCCTGCAGGACCCGGTCTACCGCGAGACCGTCGTCCGGTACTTCGACAGCATCACCGCCGAGAACGAGATGAAGGCGCGGGCGCTCCAGCCCCAGCGTGGCGTGTTCAGCTTCTCCAGCGCCGACCAGCTGGTGGCCTTCGCCCGGGAGAACGGCAAGGAGGTCCGCGGCCACACCCTGTTCTGGCACGGCGCCAACCCGTCGTGGATCAGCAACGGCAGCTTCTCGCAGGCCGAGTGGGCGCAGCTCATCCGCGACCACGCCAGCAACGTCGTCGGCCACTTCGCCGGTGACATCACCTCGTGGGACGTCCTCAACGAGATCGTCGCGGAGGACGGCTCGGGCCTGCGCACCGACAACCCGTGGGTGAACGGCTTCGGCGGCGACCCGCTGGACGCCATCGCGCTCATGTTCCAGGCGGCCCACGAGGCAGACCCGGCCGCGCGCCTGTGCATCAACGACTTCTCGGTGGAGTTCAACCGGCCGAAGACGGAGGCCTACTACCGCCTGGTGCGCGACCTGCTCGCTCGCGGAGTGCCCATCGACTGCGTGGGCTTCCAGTCGCACCTCATCACCGAGTCCGAGGGCCCCGGCGTCAGCGACCCCGGCGGCTGGTCCCCGACCCTCGGCGAGCTCACCGGCGTCCTGCAGCGCTTCGCCGACCTCGGCGTCACGGTGCAGCTCACCGAGGCCGACCTGAAGACCAGCCCCACGCCGGGCACCACGGAGCAGAAGCTGGCCGCGCACGCCGACATGGCGCGCGTGCTCGCCGGTGCCTGCCAGGCGGTGCAGGCGTGCACCGAGCTGACCTGGTGGGGCGTCAACGACAGCCAGTCATGGCTGGGCTCGGGCGAGATGACGTTGCTGTTCTCGGACACCGTCACCGACGACGCCTTCACGCCCAAGCCCGCCTACTGGGCCACGCGGGACATCCTCGGTGGCGGCCCGGGCGGCTCGCCGCCCGTGGAGGCCCCGGCCAGCTGACACCGCCCCGGCACCCACCTGTGGAGAACCCCTCCAGCGTCAGGGCCGGGGTGGGGCGCTTCCGTGCGTTCGGCCCCAGCGGCGCGCGCCCGCGTCACAGTTCGCGTAGCTCACGCTCGGAGCCCGGCGCCGGAGCTGGCTGGCCGTCGGGGTGGGTCGGGCCTACCGTCGCAGCCATGGGCTACCAGGTGCGGAAGAACGCGGATGATTCGATCACGATGAGCCACGAGACGCAGACGTTCAACGAGGCCAAGGGCCACATGGACATCGACGTTCACGGTGAGATCACGATGTCCGCACCTGAGTGGGCGCAAGCCGCCGAGGCCATCCTCGACATCGCGCGAGGCTCTGGAGTGGCTGCGTCCTCCGCCTGAACCGATACGCCGGCCGCAACGCCAGCGAGAAGAGCCCCACCCCGCGATCAGCGGGGTGGGGCTCTTCTTCGTCGTCGGCGGGTCAGCTTGCCGGCCCGGGGATCACGGGTACGTGAACACCTCGGCCGGGTCGGAGCCGACGAGCTGCCGCAGGTCCAGGTAGCTGCGGCCGGGGAGGACCTCGATCTGCGCCTGCGGGAACGCCGGCTGCCGGGTGGTGAGCACGTTGAAGCCGGTCAGCCGGAGGTCCTCGATGCGGGTCACGTCCCCGTCCTCTCGGCGGGCGAGCTGGTCGACGCGGGCGGCGACGGCGTAGGTCCCCGGCGGGAGGCCGCGCAGCGCGCCGGTGACGGTCCAGCCTTCGTCGTCGCGGCTGACGCTGCGCGCGAGACCGATGACGTTGTCCTGCTCGTCGAACACGGGCAGAGGATGGCGGGCGACGTCGACCGCCTGGTCTTCGATCAGCTGGCCGGTGTCGGAGACGACGCCGATCGGGAGGAGGAGCCCGGTGAACCGGTGTCCCTGCTGGTCATCGCGTGCGGCGACGGCGGACCGGGGGATCACCCAGGTGTCGCCTACCTTGACGGCCTGCAGCTTGCCGCCGGTGACGAGCTGGAGCGCACGCTGCCGGGAGACGCCGAGCGCCTCGCCGGCCTGCGTGACCGACAGCAGCTCCGGGAGCGGCGTCGTGTCGAGGCGGCGGTAGAACTCGTCGGTGGGCAGCACCTCGATGCCGAACGGCTGGTGACCGGTGGCGATCGCGATGGCCAGGGCGGTGGGCGCGGCGGTGCGCAGGTCGGCTGCCTGCAGGGTGACCACGACCCGTACACGCCCGCTGGGCGAGCGGGTGATCATGCCGCCGTGCACCTCGAGGTCGCGGTCGAGGGCGGTCACGAGGGCGTCGGCTTCGTCCTCGCGCGCCGGGTAGTGCGTGTCGAGCTCGATGCTCGCGGTGAAGTTCTGTGTGCTGCTCATCAGGGCCTTCCTCATGCTCGGAGTGGGGAGGTCGGCCGCGGCTCCCCTGTGGAGCCGCGGCCGACCTTGGTGCCGGCGTGAGAGAGTTGGGAGGCGGAGCCGGGGGCAATAAGCCTGCCCCCGGCTCCCTCTCTGGTTACTCCAGGTCGAGTTCGACCGGGAACCGGAGCTGGCCGATCCGGAGTCCGTCCCGGTAGACCGTCAAGGTCCCCGTGCTGACGTCGATCCGAACCCACAGGCCCAGCTTGCTCAGGGCCTCGGCTGCCTCCCACATCTCGCGCATCTCGTTCACCTCCCTCCATCTTCGTCGGCATCTCTTGCCGACAAGATGAAGAGTAGCAGCCTACTTGTCATACGACAAGTAGGCGGGTGGGGATAGCGCCCGAAGCGTGCAGCGAGAGGCGAGCACCTCCCGCAGCACCACCGACACGAAGGCGCCCCACCCCCCCGGAAGCTGGGGGGTGGGGCGCCTTCGGCGTTGCTGGCGTCAGTAGCCGAAGCCGCTGGCCGCTTCGTCGGCGGTCGCTGCCACGATGCCGAAGATCAGTCCGGCGATCAGCCCGACGATCGCGAGCGCGGTCAGGATCAGCACCGCGGAGCGCGTGGACCGGACGTACCACTCGGTGCGCTGGGCGGCGAGGGTCTGCGCGGCGAGGTGCTCGGCGACGAAGCGGCGGAAGCTGACTTCGTCGGCGACGTCGGTGTCGCTGGTGGTCAGGCGGGGCTGGTTGGGGAGGGCAGGCATCGACATGCCCCGGACCGTACCGGCTCGAAACGCTTCGCCCTTCGGGTCGCGGGATGCGGCGCACGGGTCCCGATCGATCAGTGGCCGAGACTGTCGGCCTGAGCGTGCTGGCAGGCCGCCTCAAGGTCGTCCATGCACAGCTTCACGCCGGACGCCATGTGCGCGGCGAGGCTGGCGTTGTCGCCCCAGGCGGAAGCGTCGGACAGGTACAGGTACCGGTCCCGCATCGTGGTCAGCAGCTGGCCAACGTCCCACCCGTTCAGCGGGGTGGCGTGCGCCCGGTAGGGCGCCAAGGGGGCCGGCCCTTCGTAGCCTGTCCATGTGTGGGTGCGGGAGCTCATGACGCGGTCCTCTCGGTGGCGGCGCGGGTTCGGGCGGGAGCAGGGTTGGGGAGGGGTAGGGCGTCCATGGCGGCGACCATCCGGGCCGCGGCGTCCGCGGACGGGCGGGCGTAGCCGGCAGTGGTCTTGGGCGAGGCGTGGCCGAGCTGCTCCTGGACCATGCGGAGGTCGCGGGAGAGCTGGTAGGCGACGGAGCCGTACCGGTGGCGCAGCTGGTGCATGGTGGCGTCGATGCCGAGGCTGTGGAGGTGGCGGTTGCCGCCGCTGGAGATGGACCGGGCGTCGATGCGCTGCCCTTCGCGGCCGAGGAAGATGGGGCCGCGGCGCTTGGGTCCGGTGGCCTGGAGGGCGTCGATGACGACCTGGCCGATCTCGACGGTGCGCTCCTTGCAGCCCTTGCCCTTGCGGACGTGGAGGAAGGCGCCGGTGGCTGTCTCGCGGCGGATGTCGGTCCAGTCGAGGCCGGCGATCTCGACGCAGCGCAGGCCGGCGTAGGCGGCCAGCGTGTAGATGGCGCGCAGCTTGGGGCGGGCCGCTGCCAGGGCTCGGGCAAGGTCGGCTTCGTTGATGGGCCGGGGTAGGTGCCGCGGGATCATGGGGATGGTGAGCATGAGCGACGGGTCGGTCTCGACGATGCCGGTGCTCATGGCCCACCGGTAGAAGCTGCGGATGTGGCAGGCGTAGGCCCGGCGGGTCTCGGGTGCGCGGCCGGCGATGCACGCGCGCTCGAAGCGGAGGACGTGGCCGGGCTCGAGGTGTCGCAGGGGGACGCCGGTGAAGGCGTGCAGCCGGTTGAGGACGTCGGCTCGGATCCGCAGGGTGTTGGCGGCCAGTCCGCGGAGGGTGTGGCCCCAGCGGATGTGTTCGATGACGTCGAGGTCGAGTCCAGCGTTCATGTTCGGAGACTCAGGGGACCCGCTTCCGACGCGCCAGCGGGACCAGCCGAACGTATGACCGTCGTCACTGTCGGTGACGTGAACGGGCCGTGCGAGCACCTCGGTCACGCGGCAGCCAGCTCTGCGTGCGAATACCGACTGGTATCACCCCGGTGCGCCTGCGAGGTATCACCGGCCTCCGCGGCGGCCCGAGCGACGACGTCGCCGGAAGTAGGGCGGAACTCCTCACCGGCCAGCCACTCCAGGCTGACGTCGGCCACGGAGGCGATGAGCATGAGGTCTCCGTACCGCGGGTGGTTCCTCATGCCCTCCCAGTTGCTGACCGTCTTGCGGTCGACGCCGAGCGCCTCTGCGAAGGCCTGCTGCGAGATGCCCATGTCCTCACGCGACTTCCTGATGCGCTCGCCGAGCGAGAACACCGGCACCCGGTTGCTGCTCACGTTCCGTGACATGTGGGCAAGTTTGCCCAACTGAGGAGCACCGCCGCAAGTGGGCGACACGCGCAACTTTGCGCAACCACTTGACCACGTCACCCGTTCGGGGCAAGGTTGCTCACATGAGCAACTTGGCCGCGAACGAGGAAGACATCCTCACCACCGCTCAGGTGGCCGAACTTACCGGCTGGTCCGTGACGTCGATCAACCGCTGGGCCGCGGCCGGGGTTCTTCCCGCGACCAAGCTGCCCGGCCGCACGGGGCCCTACCTCTTCACGCGTGGCGCCGTCGCGGAGCGCCTGCGCGGGCGCGCCACCACGGCTAGCGCCTCCTGACCCCCCGTCCGGGCCGCACTCCCCCGCGGCCCGGGCGCGGTGCACCACCCCCCTGAAACGCGCCAGAGCCCTCCCGCAACGCCGGCAAGCAGACGCGGAAGGGCCCCAACAAGGAGGCATCCTCGCATGACCCACCTGTACTCCGCGCCAGGCGCGGACCACTTCGCCACGGCCCGGATCCCGGTGATCGAGGGCGAGCTGGATGTGACGCGGGAGATCCCGCTGATCCGCCTGAAGCCCCCGGTGCCCGCCCCGTCCCGTCCGGCCGCCGTCGTCCCGGAGCGCGGTGTGGCCCGGCGGCTGCTCGACTCCCCGTTCGCCCAGGACCTGCGCCGCTACGGCTGGCTGGTCGGTCTGCTGCTCGCCGGGCTGCTGTGCCTGGTGCTGACCCGCGGCGAGTTCGTCACCTGGGGCGGCCTGGAGCAGCTCCACACGGGTGGTGCTCGATGATGGCCGGCCCGACCGTGGTGCACGACCAGGCGGAGTTCGACGCCGCCGTAGCTGCTGGTGCGGGCTGGATCCGCATCGCTGCACCCCGCGGGGTGTGGGTGGAGGTCGCATCGCCTCGCGGAGTCGACGTCGAGGCGTCCGGATCGGCCAGCGTGAGCGCGTTCGACTCGGCCAGCGTGAGCGCGTTCGGATCGGCCAGCGTGAGCGCGTTCGACTCGGCCAGCGTGAGCGCGTTCGACTCGGCCAGCGTGAGCGCGTCCGGATCGGCCAGCGTGAGCGCGTTCGACTCGGCCAGCGTGAGCGCGTTCGACTCGGCCAGCGTGAGCGCGTTCGACTCGGCCAGCGTGAGCGCGTTCGACTCGGCCAGCGTGAGCGCGTCCGGATCGGCCAGCGTGAGCGCGTTCGACTCGGCCAGCGTGAGCGCGTCCGGATCGGCCAGCGTGAGCGCGTCCGGATCGGCCAGCGTGAGCGCGTCCGGATCGGCCAGCGTGAGCGCGTCCGGATCGGCCAGCGTGAGCGCGTCCGGATCGGCCAGCGTGAGCGCGTTCGACTCGGCCAGCGTGAGCGCGTCCGGATCGGCCAGCGTGAGCGCGTCCGGATCGGCCAGCGTGCGCGCGTTCGACTCGGCCAGCGTGCGCGCGTCCAGCCGCGTGGCGGTCCATTTGCACTCCGGCAAGGCGCAGATCGCTGGCGGCGTCGTCATCGATCACACCGATGTCGACCGCTCCGACGTCGGCACGTGGCTCGACTACAACGGCATCACCGTCAGCGACGGGATCGCCACCTTCTACAAGGCGGTGGACCAGCAGCTCAGAGCTGGCCACGGCTACATCCTCACCACCTACCCGATCGGCGAGACGGTCACCGCGCCTGACTGGGACCCCGTCCAGCGGTGCGGGTATGGCCTCCACGCCACAGGTGACCCCGGCCTCTCCGAGTCTTACTACTTGGGCGATGACCCCCGCTGCCGGTACCTCGAGCTGGCGGTCCCGGTCGAAGGCCTGGTCGTCCTCGACGACAAGGTGAAGTTCCAGTCCTGCACCGTGGTCCGCGAGGTCAAGCTCACCGGGGCACCTCTCGCCGGCGGCGCACAGTGACCCGCCGCCTGGAGGCCGCGGTGCTGGCCTGCTCGCTGTCGCTGGTCGGGCTATCGGTGGTCGCGCTGCGCGCTCTGCGCCGCCCGGCGTCGCGGCTGTCCCGGTTCGTCGACGAGCGGATGCTGCCGCACGGGGTGTCCCGGTGACGCAGGCCGCGGCCGCGCTGGTCTCCGTGATCGGCGTGCTGGTGTACATCGGCCTGGGGCTCGTGGTGGCGATCGCGATCGGGCGCAGCGTCCGGGAGCGGGACCGCCGGGAGACGCCGGCCACCCCGGACGACATCGGCGGCGACGGCGAGGCCGAGCGCGCCCGACTGGACGAGTGGGCGTGACCGGCCAGCGCGGGCGCCCCCGCGACCCGGACGTCACCGTGCGGGCGGTGCGAGCGGCGATCACGGTGCTCGCCGAACGGGGGATGCGCGGCTTCACCGCCGACGAGGTCGCCGCGGTCGCGGCGGTCGGGAAGGCCAGCATCTACCGCCGCTGGTCGTCGCTGGACGAACTGCTCGTCGACGTCGTCGTCGACCTCGGTGTGCGCGAGGTGCCGTGGGGCCCGCTGCCGGGCTCCGCCCGCGGGGACATGGTGGCGCTGCTGACCGCGGCGTGCACGGGTCCGCGGGCGATGGCTGAGGTGGAGCTGCTGCCGGTGATCGGCCGGGACGAGCGGCTGCACCGCGCCTACATGGACGGCCCCGTGCTGCGGCTGGTCGCTGCGGTCGCGGAGCTGACGTCGCGGGCGCACCGGCGCGGTGAGTCGGTCGGATTCCGTGGCCCGGCGGTCGCCGCAGCGGTGGCGGTGCTGCACCGGCGGATGGCCACCCGCGGGCAGCAGGCGCACCCGGAGTGGGTGTCCGACGTCGTGGACACGGTCGCGCTGCCGGCGGTGCCGCGGTGACCGCGCCGGCGCGCGGCAAGCTGGTGGTGGTGCGGGTGCAGGTCGCCCGGAACTGCTTCGTGGCCACGGTGCCGATGCTCCGGGCCGCGGCGGAACTCCTGGCGGAGAACCTGCTGGGCGAGATCGCGCAGGCCGGCGACAGCCCGCGCCTGGTGCCGCTGGACACCGGCGACGTCGGGCCGTGCTGGCTGCGGGCCCGATCGATCCTCACCGTCGAGGTGATCGCCCCCGATGACTTCCTGGGCGACTTCATCGGCCGCGGGGACCCGTCGTGATGGGCACCGCGGTCGAGGTGGCCTTGTGCGTGAAGGGTCCTGCGGGCGTGCCGTGTCCGGGGACGCCGGTCGTCCGGTACGCCGTCGGCACGGTGTGCTCGGCGCACCTGCTCCCGGGCGCCGAGGTGTACGAGTGGCTGGTCGACCCGGCCGCCCTCGCCGCCCGCGGCGGCCAGGTGGATGACGCGCTGCGGCTGCTCGCGGTCGACGCCGCAGCCGACCGGCTCCCGGCACCATCCCGGCCGGGCGCTGCGGCGCACGCCGGCGCAGCTGCCGGTGAGGCGGGCGCGGCCCGGCTGGTCGCCTACCGCGCGGGCACCATCCGCGGCCACGTCCTCGCCCACCTGATCGAGGTCGGCCCCCGCGGCACGACCGCGATCGAGGCCTGGGACTGGTACCGGGCCACCCACTCCCCCACCACCGAGCGGTATTCCGTCGCGCCCCGGCTCTCCGAGCTGGTCGCCGACGGCTGGGCCGTGAAGACCGGCGGCACCCGCAACGTGCGGGGCGCCGGCTATCCCCCGGAAGAGGTCTACGTGCTGTCCGCACGCGGCCGCCGGGAGAAGGGACTCACCTGGTGAGCCGAGACATCCGCCGCGTGCCCGTCGACTTCGACTGGCCGCTGAACAAGGTGTGGGACGGCTTCCTCCTGCCCGACGAGCTCAGGCTGCCGCCCTGCCCGGCCTGTGAGGGCATGGGCTGGTCGCCAGAGGCGAAGCTGCTGCAGAACCGCTGGTACGGCAAGGCACCCTTCCGCCCCGAGGACCGGGGCTCGGAGCCGCTGACCGTCGAGACCCCCGGCGTGCGTGCCTTCGCCGAGCGCAACGTCGCCCATGCGACGTGGTTCTACGGCGAGGGCGAGGCCGCGATCGTCCGTGAGGCACACCGCCTGTCGAGCATGTGGAACCAGCAGTGGTGCCACCACCTCAACCAGGCCGACGTGGACGCCCTCGTGGCCGCCGGACGGCTCATGGACTTCACGCACACGTGGAGCCGGGAAGACGGCTGGCAGCCGAAGGACCCGCCTCACGTGCCGACGGCCGCCGAGGTCAACGCATGGTCCCTGTCGGGCCTGGGCCACGACTCGATCAACCAGTCCGTCGTCGTCCACGCCGAGCTGGAACGGCAGGGTCTCTCCGACCTCTGCCCCAACTGCAACGGCGCCGGCGAGGTCGGCACCGACGAGCAGCGCGCCACCTACGAGGCGTGGGAGCCCACTGCCCCGCCGACCGGCGAGGGCTGGCAGCTGTGGGAGTCGGTCTCCGAGGGGTCGCCCATCAGCCCCGTCTTCGGTGACCGTGAGGCGCTCATCGGCTGGCTGACCACCGACTACAGCTGGGGTGCCCAGCGCACGCCGCTCACCCGCGAGCAGGCCGAGGCCTTCGTCGGTCTCGGGCACAGCATCGGCTCCGGCGTCATCGCCTCGGACGGGCGGCACTTCTCCGGCGAGGCCGCCGTCGCCGAGCTGCGCGGCGGCACCCCATGACCCCGGTGGTGACCCGCGACCAGGCGGACCTGCTGCTGCGCTACGGCGTCGGGCCGGTCGCCTGGATGCTCGTCGACCCGGAAGAGGGGATCCCGCACGCGCGCAGCAGCATGGCCTGCGGCGGCGGGGCGTCGGCGGCGTGGCAGTACGAGACGACGGCACGGGGCATCGTCGGCTCTCGCGCGTTCTCGGTGCCGGTGCGGGAGGACGTCGTCGTCTCGTGGCGGCTGATCCGCCAGGCCGCCGACCATCTGCCCGCGCTGCTGCGCGAGGACCTCCGCGCTGCCCGTGCCCGGACGCAGCGGGAGTGGCTGCGGTACTTCCCCGAGTTCGTGCCGTGGATGCCGGGCGGTCGGGCGCCGTGGGTGGAGCCGCCGCCGTCATGGCACCGGGAGGCGCAGGCCGCCGAGCTGGCCGCCCTGGTCGCCTGCCTGGACTCTCTGACCGGCGAGCGTTCCGACGTCCCTGGCCAGCTCGAGCTGTTCGGCGTGGCAGCGTGAGCGCCGCGCAGCTGGACCTGTTCGCCGACGCTGGCGTCGAGCGTCCGGTGTTCGCCGAGGCGGTGTGCCGTGGCTGCGGCACCACCTGCCGCGTGCCGGTGGAGGGCGGCCCGTCCGCTCCCTGGGGTGAGGCGGTGCAGTTCGGCTACATCGCGGTGAAGGCTCACGAGCGGGAGGGCTGCCCCGGGGACACCCCGATGGCGCGGGCGGCCCGCCGACGGCTGCTCTCCCTCTGGCCGACGCACGAGCACGTCGCGCCCGGAACGGTCCGGTACGCCGACCTCGTCACCTCGACGTGGGACGCCCGGGCGGCGCTGATGCTGGCGCTGGGCCGCGAACTGGTCGAGGGGCACGCGTGACCGCCGACCGGCGCCCGGTGGGGCGCTTCGTGCTGGCCCCGGTGGTGGGCGGCGAGGTCGCCTGGGCCGCTGGTGTGCCGCTGCTGGTGGCGCCGATCCGGCTGGCGGCCCCGGTGCGTGTGGTGCTCGGCCAGCGCGCGGCTGGTGGTCGGTCGTGAGCGTGGACGTGTTCCGGCTGCTGCCGGCGGCGACGCTGCTGCGCGCGGTCCCGGACACCGCGCTGGCGGCGACGCCGGCGGGGTCGACGGTGCATGTGCTGAACCGGCCGGGCGGGAAGCCGTTGTGCGGCCGCACCCCCCGGAAGCTCGCGCCGGTGCTCGCCGACAGCGCGGTGCCGCCGCCGATGCGGGTGTGCACGCTGTGCTGCCGCCGCCTGCCCGCGACGGTGCGGGTGGACCTCGCGGGCGCGGGCCGCCCGGCCCGTGAGGAGCTGGCGGCAGTGCACGAGCACGCGGCCCGCCAGGTCGCGCAGGACTGCGTGGACCGTCTCGCGGAGATACGGTCGGCCGCGATCCTGGACGGCACGGCCGGGCACCCGGTGGAGCTGATGGTCGCCGTGCCGGCGGAGCCCGGGCCGCGGCCGGTGCGCCGGTCGGACCGGGCGCAGCGCCGCACCGGGCACATCGCTGGTGGGCAGCGGATGACGCTGGCGCAGCTGATCAACCGGTTCACCCCGTGCGGCTGGGGCCCCGGCGGCCGGGCGTTCATCACCGACTCCCCGGCGCTGGGCGCCCGAGTCGACGTCGACGGCCCGCGCACCGCCGGGGGTGCGCGGTGAGCGCGGTGGAGCACGCGCAGCCGTGCCGCGGCTGCGGCGCCCCGGTGCTGCACGTCGTGGACGTGGACACCGACGAGCCGATCGTGGTGGACGCCGCGACGGTGGACGGCGGCCGGATCGTGCTGTGGTCGATCAAGGGGAACGCGTTCGCCCGCCGGTACGGGCAGCCCGCCCGCTTGCAGCCGGCGTGGGCCGAGCACCGCTGCCCCGCCCCGAACCTGTCGGTGCCGCCGGCGGCGGCCGTGGACCCGTACGAGGACGCGTCGGCGGCCGCGCAGCAGCACGGCGGGTGGCGGTCATGACCGCGGCCGTGGAGCGCCCGGCGGGGCGGATGGCTGGCCCGGCCCGCCCCGCCGGTGCTCGGCGCGCTGGCCGGGGCACGGGCACGCCGACGGTCGACCCGCGCATCATCCGCGCCGCCCTGGCCTACAGCCGCTCGCACACGCTGCTGGCCACCGGTGCTCGCTTCAAGGTGTCCGGCCGCCAGGTGCAGCGGTGGCGCGCCCGCGCCGCCGCCGCAGCTGCTGCGGGCGGGACGTGGCCCAGCGACGCCGACGTGGCCGCGTGGGTGGAGCGGGCGCCGCAGCGCGAGGCGGACCGGGCGCGGCTGCACCGGTGGACGGTCCGCCGCGCGCAGGCCGGTGGGCCGCTCTTCGTGTCCTCTCTGGGCACGACGCGGCGGATGCGCGCGCTGGCCGCCCTCGGCTGGCGGTACTCCGACCTGGCCGTCGAGCTGAGGGTGGTGGAGAGCCGGGTCGGTCACCTGACGGTGCGGCCGAACCGGGTGGTGCACCGCGACACCGCGGCGGCGGTCGCCACCGTGTACGAGCGCCTGTCGATGACGTTCGGCCCGTCGGAGGTGACGCGGACCCGAGCCGCGGCACGCGGCTGGGCGCCGCCCATGTTCTGGGACGACGACACGATCGACGACCCGGCCGGCCGTCCCCGCCGCAGCGGCCCGACCGACAGCGCCGCGCTGGACGACATCGCGATCGCCAGGGCGATGCGCGGCGAACGCGTGCCGCTGCGCCGCGCCGAGCGCGCCGAGGCGTCCCGGCGCCTGACCGCCGCGGGCCGTTCCGCAGCCGAGATCGCCGAGCTGCTCGACACCAGCGAGCGCGCTGTTCAGCGCCACCGCAGCAGCACACCCGACACCTCGAGGAGAACCGCATGACCACCCCTTCTGGCGGGATTCACTCGCCTGGCGACCCGGACGGGCAGGCGCCCGGCCCCGGCTACTCGACCGGCGTCCCGGAGGCGCTTCCCGAGGGCGAGCTCTTCGTCGTCGGTGGGCCGTTGCTGCTCGCCGAGGACGCCGTGGAGGCGGTCCCGGTCGCCACCTACCAGCTGGAGTCGGCCGGTGAGCAGCTGCTGGTGAAGTGCCGCTTCGCCGGCCGCTGGAACCGCAGCGACGAGCGCGCCACGACGGAGGTCGCGCTGCATCCGGAGCAGGCGATGGAGCTGGTCGACCAGCTGCTCAGCGCGATGTCGGTGTGCGCGCTCCGCGCGAAGCGGGGGCGGCGGCAGTGACCTCGCTGACCCTGTCCACGGAGGACTTCCGGGACGCGCTGCGCTCGGTGGTGGTGCACGCCGCCCCGGACAAGGACACGACTCTGCACCGGATCCGCTGCGACGTCGGCCCGGAGAACCTCACGATCACCGCGACGAACCGGTACACGGCCGCGATGGCGATCGCCTCAATCGAGGACAACCACGACGGCCAGCTGTCCTCGTTCGACCTGTCGCCGACGGACGTGAAGGAGATCCTCACCCTCTTCAAGGGCCGCCGGCCCGGTGAGGAGGACGTCGGAGACACAGTGCGCCTCGAGGTCGACGGCGAGCACTTCACGATCACCGACACCGGCGGCCTGTTCGAGGGCAAGCAGCTGGTGCTCCCGCGGCAGCCGCAGACGGTGGTGTTCCCCGACATCTCCCTCGTGGTGTCCCAGACCCTCACCAAGCGCCGGCAGCGGACGACCAGGCTGGCCGCCAACGGCGTGCTGGTGGCGCTGTTCGCCACGGCGGCCCGGGTGTACGCCCGCTCGCTGACCCTGGAGCCCACGGGCGAGTCGAGCGCGCTGATCGTCGGGTGCGGGGACAGCTTCCTCGGACTGCTGATGCCGATGCGGATCGAGCCGGACTACGCCGCGGAGCTCGACGCCTGGCGGGAGGCGTGGCAGCACCGGCTTCCCGTGCCGGACGACGCTCCGGGCACCACCGTGTGGTCCCTCACCGCGGCGTCGCTCGGTGCCCCGCTCCAGCGGGACGACGACGAGCAGAAGCCCGCTCAGGCGGTCGCCGAGCGCGGCCGCCTGGACCCGGTGCTGCTGCGGCAGGCCGCCGACCTGGTGGTGGAGTCGCAGTTCGGGTCGTCGTCGATGCTGCAGCGGAAGCTGAGGGTCGGGTTCGCGAAGGCCGGCCAGCTGATGGACCAGCTGGAGGCCCTCGGCGTGGTCGGCCCGTCGGAGGGGTCGAAGGCCCGGGACGTGCTGCTGCAGCCCGGCGCGGACATGGACGCGGTGCTGGCCGGTGCGGTGAGCGCCCCGTGATCGCCGCCAGGCAGCTGACCGCGGACGACGTGGCCCGGGACCCGGAGGGCGTGCGCACCTGGCTGGAGGCTCACGCGCTGCGCGCGGAGTGCGTGGCCGCCGACCCTGGCCCGATCGTCCGCGGCGGCCGGGTGCTGGCGACCCTGTACGTCCTGGACGAGCACGGCCGCAAGCAGCTGGACGAGGACGGCAACGTCGCGGTGCTCGACGTGAGCGCGCCCCTCAGGGTCGCGCTGCCCGCCCACCTCGGGACACCGCTGCCCGAGGAGACGCCGCCGCTGACCGACGTCGACCTGGCGATGCTGCGGCTGGCCGGGGAGTTCTGGCCGACAGCGGCAGGGCTGAAGGAGCGGCACATCCGGGAGCGGTTCGGGATGGACCCGACCCGCTTCTACCAGCGGGTGAACGCGATGCTGGACGACGAGGCGGCGCTGGCCGCGGAGCCGCTGCTGGTGGGCCGGCTGCGCCGGATCCGTGAGACCCGCCGCCGCCCGCGCACGTCGTCGGCGGTGCTCTCGTGACCGGCCCGAGGCGGCCGCTGCCGGTGTCCTACGACCGGCGGGCGGCCCGGCCGACTGCGCTCGGTGCCGCCCCCGCGCGGCGGGAGCCGGCCAGCTTCCTGACGGCCGCGGAGGTGGCCGCTGAGATGCGCGTGTCGAAGATGACCGTGTACCGGCTCGCCGAGGAGCTGGGCGCGGTCCGGATCGGCAGGTCGCTGCGGTACCCGGCCGCCGGGGTCGACCAGTACCTCGCCGGCGGCGGCTCATGATGGCCGACCGGGAGCAGCTGATCACCGCGATCGACGAGCTCCACGAGCGCGCCTGGCGCAGCGGCGAGGACGGCGACCAGGCGGACCGGCGGGCCGCTGAGGGCCTCGCGTCGGCTCTGGGCTGGCAGGGCTGGCCGGGCAGCACCCCGGACGGCGGCTGGGTGCGCGCCCGTCTGTCGGAGGCGCTCCGGTGACGCCCTGCCCCCTCACGGCCTGCTGCCGCACCGTCCAGCACCAGCCCCGACCCGAAAGGCACCAGCGATGAGCGAGACGAAGACCTACCCGATCGGCGTGGCGCTGTCGGTGGCCAGCGGCAAGCTGCTGTGCGAGTTCTCCCAGCTGCACGAGGCCATCACGGACCTCGCGGGCTGGCCGGTGATGACGCACCACATGGCCAGCCGCGAGCTGATGGACGGTGTCGCCCGCAAGGTGATCTCCCAGGTGCCGTGGATGCCGGGTGCGGTCGAGAACATGCCCGACTGGTCGGGCCTGGCCCGCGATGACGTCCGGTCGGCCATCGAGCTGTGGCTGGACCGCATCGAGGACGCGCACGGGCACGTCGTGGAGATCGTCCTCGGTGAGCCCCTGCCTGCCATGGGCGTGCTCGACGGCCTGGAGCGACTCGGCGGTGCCCGGTGACCGCCTCCGAGCCGCTGGCGATGCTCGACGAGCTGGAGCAGGCGCTGGCCGCCGCGACGCCCGGGCCGTGGCTGACGGATACCAACGGCTGCTGCGTCATGGGCGGCAAGGAGAACGTCGAGTTCGTCACCAACCGGAGCACGACGCCGGCCGACGCCGCCGCGATCGTGGCCGCCGTCAACACGGCCCCGAAGCTGCTCGCCGCCGTGCGCGGCATGTACGCCCTGGCCGATCTGCTCGAAGACAGCGTGCTGCTCGACAAGGAGACCCGGTTCCGCGCCGCAGCCGAGATCCGCGCCGTGCTCGATCAGGCCATCGGGGGCGACCAGTGACCGCGGACGCCCAGAGGGGCCACTTTGAGCGGGGCGCGATGACACCGCTCTGCGACATGAGGAAGCCGGGCGGCACGACGACCTGCACTGAGCCAGCCGGGCACGCAGGCCCTGACGGCAAGGGCGAATCGCACGGCGACGGCTCGGTCATCCGCTGGATTTACCGGTGACCGCCGCTCACGTCGTCCCGCGCGGCGACCTCATCGAGCACGAGACGACCGAGTTCTGCGCGTGCGGCCCTCGGTCGGAACCGGTCAAGCGCGAGGACGGCTCAATGGGCTGGGTCGTGGTGCACCACAGCCTGGATGGACGCGAGGTCAGCGAATGAGCAACGACGCCCAGAGGGGCGACTTCGAGCGGCCGGCTGCCGCCCAGCCCACCGAGCACTCAGAAGCGTGCACACCGGAGCTGAGGGGCGCTGGGCAGTACGCAGGCGAATGCCCGCGATGCGAGAAGGCACAGGACTGGATTAGCCGCTTCGTCCGGAGGGAGATCACCCACCTCGCCCCGTCGGTGACGCCGGACAGCGACCAGGTGCGGGACGGGCGGCCGGTGCTCGTGGCGCGTTGCGAGAACAGCACCTGGACCGACGACGGGGCCGAGGTCTTCTGCCGTGGCCAACTGCGCTTCACCTGGGGCCAGAGCCAGGCCCCGTGCTCGACGTGCGGCGCCTGGTGCGGAGTCGCCGTCGCGGACTGGACCGCCGTCGAATGCGCTCCTGCCGCCGCGCTGGCTGCCCCCGCCGCCGGGCTGGAGGACGACCGTGCTGGGTGACCTGCTCGGGGTGCTCGACGACCACGTGACGTTCGTCGGCGGGGTGCTGTTCGCGACGCCGGCGTGGGCGACGTCGTTCTACGTGCTCTACAAGCTGGAGCTGCTGCGGGATGCGCTGGGCGAGGAGCGGCCGCCGTCGCTGTGGAAGGCGCTGGTGGGGCTGCTCCGCCGCCTCCTTCGGCTGTTCCGCCGGCGCCGGCCGGAGCCCGAGGCGGGGCCGGAGCCGGAACCCGCTGCTGAGGACGAGCCCGCGCCCGACCCGGACGCGGTCACCGCACCCCAGGTTGCCGTCCGCGCCCAGACGTTCCGGCTAGGCGACGAAGAGCTGACCTTCACGTTCCGCCACCACGAGTCTCCGAGGAGCCCGTCATGACCGTCACCGCCCCGGCCGACGTCGATGCCGCGATCGCGGAGCGTCTCCGCCGCGGGCAGTCGGTGGAGCAGCTGTGCGCCGTCGGGGCCCGTACGGGCTGGTGGTCCGAGGACGACGTGGACCGGGTGGCCGGGGCTGCCGACGGCGAGCCGGAGGAGCTGGCCGAGGAGGCCGCGGAGGACGAGCGGCTGGAGGTGCTGACCGGCCAGCTGCGCGCGGATGGGGCGATCGCCCCGGCCCGCCCGCCGGCGGAGGACGTCCTCGCCATGGGCCTGGCGCACCCCACCCGCCGGGTGCGCCAGCTGGCGGCCGCTGCCCGTGACGCGGTGGACGAACTGGTCACCGCGCTGATGGGCGGTGGACCCCGTGGGTGACCCGGCCGCTTCAGCCGAGACGTGGCGCCCAATCCCAGGCTACGAGGGCATCTACGACGTGAGCGATCTCGGGCGAGTCCGTTCCCTGCCACGTCGCGGAACCCGAGGCGGGATATGCGCCGCGAAGATCGACAAGGACGGTTATCGGGCCGTCACATTGCACCGTGACGGGGCGCCAGCTCATCACCGCGTGCACCGCCTGGTCCTCCTCGCTTTCACGGGCCCGGCTTCTCCGGGAGAAGTCGGTCGGCACATGGACGGCGACCCCAGCAACAACCGAGCGTGCAACCTCGCCTGGGGCAGCCCGGCCGAGAACACGGCGGACATGCTCCGGATGGGCCGCCAGCTCAACGCCCGCAAGACGCACTGCAAGCACAACCACGAGTTCACCGAGGCGAACACCTACACCGGGCGTGGGCAGCGCGAGTGCCGCGCGTGCGGCCGAGAGCGATGGGCCCGCCGCCGCCGTCGGATGACCGGTGCAGGCCACGGCGCGCACCAGCCGAATGCCGCGCCCGCCGCGTGACCCCAGCCCCACCCCGGCCGCTACGCGGCCGGCCCCTGCACCACGCCCACGACCAGCCCCGACCCGCGACCTGGAGGAGGTGACCGCCCGATGGCATGGCTGCGCGTCGGCGACACCTTCGCCACCGACCCCCGGATCCTCGCCCTCAACGACCCGGCCGCCCCGCTGATGGGCCCGGCGTGCAGGGGCTTCTTCCTCGAGCTCGCTGCCCTGTCGGCGAACGCCTCCACCGACTACGTGATCACCCGCGGCCAGATCAACCTCGCCGGCGGCCCGAGCGCCTCGCAGCTGCTGCGCCGCTGCGAGCGCGCCGGCCTGATCCGCCCGCTCGACGGCCGCGGCACCACCCGCCGCTGGAAGCTCATCGACGACGCCCCCGAGCTGATCCACATCCGCCTCGCCGCCGAGGTCGCGTGGGAGAAGCAGCAGAAGGCCGACACCCGGAACCCGGAGCTCCAGACCGCCGTCTTCCTCCGCGACGGCGACGCCTGCCGCTGGTGCGGCCGCGTCGTCCAGCCCAACGACAACAGGTCCGCCCGCGGCAAGGCCCTGGACCACCTCCAGGCCGGGCAGGGCGCCACCGGCCCAGAGGACCTGGTCGTCGCCTGCGCCGGCTGCAACGGCCGCCGCGGGAAGGAGTGGCTCGACGCCCGCGACGACGAAGCCGCCCGCGCCGACTACGCCGCCCGCTGGCAGCTCCGCCCGCCGCCGTCCCCGCTGATCTTCATCCGCTCCACCGTCGACCTGCTCGCCGAGCGCGGACACGCTGTCCCCGCCGACGCGGTCATCGGCGAGCGCGCCAGGATGTTCGACACCCCCACGACGTCCGGGCCGGAGGTGTCGCACCCCGCTGCAGCGGGAGTCGCGGCGCCGGCCCGGAGCACCACCGCACCCGGCGACCAGCACCCCACCAGCCAGGTGGGCGTCGCGGCACCGGACGCGGGCACGACCGGCGCAACGCACCCCGCCACGGCGGGAGTAGCGGCGCCGCCCTCGGCCGACCAGCACCCCGAACCGTCGGGAGTCGCGGCCACCGAGGACAGCGCACCGGAATGCCAGCACCCCGCACCCGCGGGAGTCGCGGCACCCGAGTCGCGCACCGACCGATCCGCGACCGATCGGTCTAGGCCGGGACGGGCCGGGGACGGGTCGGCTCTGGTCGGGTCGGGTGGGTCACCACCCACCCGCGCCTCACCTGACCACCCGAAGCAACCTCCTCCCTCCCCTGGTCCTCGGCGCACCCGCCGGGGCCGCAGACGATCCCGCTCTGGAGGATCCGCGTGAAGCGCACCCCTCTGGCCAGGACCATGCCGCTGACCGCGGTCGCTGGCCTCCGCCGCACTCCGATGCACCGACGAGCCCCGGCGGCCCGACCTCCGCGGCGGACGAAGCCGAACCCGATGCCGGCCGACGTGCGCCAGCTGGTGATCGACCGCGACGGGCACGCCTGCCGCCGCTGCGGTGCACCGCTCCCGGGCGGCCGCGGCGGCTCGGTGCACCACCGCATCCCCCGCGGCATGGGCGGCACCAGCTGGGCCGGCATCCACTCCCCCGCCCTCCTGGTGCTGCTGTGCGGGGACGGGACGACCGGCTGTCACGGACATCTGGAAGCCAATCGGTCGGCCGCTCTACGGCTCGGATGGCTGCTCAGCCGCCATCTGTTCGGCATCGACCCATCCGACATCCCCCTGCGGTGGGACGACCGACCCGCCCGGGTCTACCTACACCACGACGGCACGGTCACCCATGACCGCCCGGCCTCTGGATCAGGACAGTGACGCCCGAGGAGCTCCGCGAGCGGCGGGTCGTGCGCTCCGTGGACGGGCGGGTCCGGACATGGCCGAGCGTGGCGGATCGCCTCGCTCGGCGGCTCCCTCGACTCTCGGATGACGAGTGCTGGGAGTTCAGCGGTAGCAGGAACCGCAAGGGCTACGGGCAGATCCAGGGGGTCGATGGGCTGGAGCTGGCTCACCGTGTTGCGTTCGTACTCGCGCATGGCGCCATCCCCGAAGGCCACTTGGTGCTCCACCGCTGCGACAACCCCCCGTGCTGCAACCCGCAGCACCTCTACGCAGGTACACCGGCGCAGAACACCGACGACATGGTGTCGCGCGGTCGCCAAGTAGCTCCCCGCTCGCTGGCCAACGGCCGAGCGAAGCTGTCCGACGCCGACGTCGCAGCCATCCGCGAAGCCCACGCGGCTGGCGAGAGCTGCAAGGCCATCGGCCGACGTCTAGACCTCCACCCCTCCTACGTCGGCCGGCTCGTCCGCCGAGTCCGCCGCACCGACCTGCCGATCATCGCGACCGAGGAGCCCCCGACCCCGTGAGCAACATTCCCTCCGCAGCGTGCGAGCGAGGAGATCACCGACCCAACGCGGCCGACACCAGCTGCGCTGTCCGGCTCCGGTGCAACCGTGGCCGGGCCTGCACCGCGGCGGAGACCGTCGTCGTCGGCGATCAGCGCGTCAAGGTCGGGGCCGCGGCAGCGCGTCCGCTGTGCGACTCCTGCGAGCGGGCCGTCGCAGCCGTGCTCGCCGACGTCCCGCAGCTGTACGCCGACCTCGAGCAGGCCATGCCGCACCGGCCGTCTAGCACCAACCGCAGCGGTGGTGGTGGTCGCTCTGGCCCGCTCGGGTCTCCGCTGCTGCTGAACGGCCCGGCGCTGCACCTGCAGGAGGTCGTGCACCAGCTGCTGACGGTGTGGGAGGACGTCGTCCGGGACACCGCTGGCCTGTCGGCCGTCGTGCGCACCGACGAGGACCCGTGGGAGCGGACGAAGCGCCGCGGCCGGGCCGGCCGCGAGACGCAGATGGCCGCTCGCCTGCTCTCCGCGCACCTGACCGCCTGGGTGGTGCACCCGGCGACCGAGTACGCGGTGACCCGGTCGAATGCTGACCCGAACGACCCCCGTGCAGTTCCTCAGCTCGACGCCCCGATGTACGTCACCGAGGCCGGGTGGAAGGCCGCCGACCGGCTGCTGCACTGGCGCAGCCGCGTCCGGGTGACGCTGGGCCTCACGAAAGCCACGACGCTGCGGGACGAGCCGTGCATGTACTGCAAGGTCCGCGCCGTCGTGGAGACCGCCGGCGACGACCACATCCGCTGTCAGGCGTGCAGCCGGGCATGGACCCGCGAGGAGTACCACGCGAAGGTGCGCGGCTTCGAGCCCTACCTCCGCAAGCTCGCGAAGGCCGAGCGGAGAGGCGCGACCTCGTGAGCAAGCTGAAGTGCACGACCGAGCAGGCCGACGCGGTGCAGGGCTACCTCTGGCAGCTGCGCGACGCCTTGAACCTCAGCCACTGGGACGTGTACCTCAGCAGCAAGGCAGCCGAGCCGGGGTGCCATGCCTCCGTACTCCCGTGCGAGGGGCGGTACGTCGCCGAGGTGCGGATCCAGAAGGACTTCTGGACCGCGCTCGACGACGACCAGAAGCGCTCGGTGCTCACCCACGAGCTGCTCCACCTGGTGCACCGCGCGCTGACCGAGGTCCCGCGCAAGGCACTGCACGAGAGCGGCTACCTGCCGCAGCGCGCGTACCGGATGCTATGGGAGCAGATCCGCCTGGAGTCCGAGTTGATGGTCGACCACCTGCCCACGGTGCTCGCGCCGACGATGCCAGCGTGGGCCGACGCCACCGCTGGGAGTCGGTGACGATGGACCTGCCCTACGACCTGCAGACCGACCTGATCAGCGTGTCCGAGGCGGCGACCCTGGCTGGGGTCAGCGAGTCGGCCATCCGGAAGTGGAAGCAGCGCGGTCACCTCGAGGTCGCCGGCCTGGACAACTTCGGCCGGCCGCTGTTCACGGGGCTCGCGGTCATGCGCGCCGAGGCGGCGACGCGTCAACGTGCTCGCCGGGAACTGTCGCCCCGGCCGAGTAGGGATGCGTCGTGACCCGTCGGACGATCCGCCGCTCGGTCGACCGCAAGAGCGACCGCTTGAACCGGCAGACCCCGAACGTCACCGAGTGCGCGTGGCCGGGTTGCCACGACGACCTGAAGCCCTTCGTCCATCGGGCGACCGGCGCGGTCTTCCGTATCCGGATCGGTCCTCTCTGCCTGTCGCACGCTGATGCCGTGGCGGACGCGGTCCTGGAGGACCGGCTGCTCGAGGCCGACTTCCGCCACCACGAGCTGAATCACCCCGCCCTCGACGCTGCGCAGCGCGAGAGGGAGCAGCGCAGTCGAGTCGCGAGCCGACACGCTGCCGACGAGCGTTTCCGCGGCGACCAGCCGGGCTTCGTCTACTTCATCGAGGTGGGCGAGCGCGTCAAGATCGGGTACAGCGTGGACGTCCGGCGCCGGCTGCGCTCCTACCCGCCGGGCTCCGTCCTCCTCGCGGTAGAGCCGGGATCGCCGGAGCTCGAGCGCCAGCGACACCAGCAGTTCGCGGGCTCTCTCCTCGACGGCCGAGAGTGGTTCCGCCCTGACCGCGTGATCCTCGAGCAGGCCGCCGCGATCCGGGAGCGGCGCGGCGACCCTGCTCGGTTCGCTCACCGCTACCGCTCGAAGCGCGGCACCATGCAGAAGCTCAGGCGTTGACGCGCCGTGCCGCCGCCGCGACTTGACGGAGCGCGCGTGACGCGTCACGATCCTGCCAACGGGACAACTGTCTCCAAGGCGCGACGCTGATGCCGACACGTCCAGCGTCCAGGTGTCCGAGCTGCAAGCAGCTGCACCCCGGCACCGGCCGGTGCGCCAGCTGCCGTCGGGACAGCGACCGTGAGCGTGGCACCGCAGCGCAGCGCGGCTACTCCGGCGAGCACGTGTCTCGGTTTCGTGTCGAGGTGCTCGACCGTGACCGGGTGTGCGTGCTGTGTCGAAGCAGTCATGCGACGGTCGCTGACCACTGGCCGCGCAGTCGCCGGGAGCTCGTCGCGGCGGGTCTGGATCCGAACGATCCGGTGCACGGGCGTGGTCTGTGCGCCTCGTGCCACGGCACGCACACCGCGAGCGCGCAGCCGGGCGGGTGGAACCGGCGTTGACCCGCGGCGGGGTGGGGGGACCCCCTCCGGCCGACCAAGATCCCTGGACCGCCGGGGTGACACGCGCACACCGTCTCAGAACGATGTAGGGGGGTCTCGGCCATGCCCGCTCAGCAGCAGCCGGCCACCCTCCAGCTCTTGAAGGGCCGCGGGAACGGCACCGACTCGGGCGGCCGGAAGGTGAAGACGCCGCCGTCGTTCCGTCGGATCGCGCCGAGGCCGCCGACGTGGCTGGACCGCGAGGCTGCGGCCGAGTGGCGCCGCGTCGTCCCGGGCCTGCAGCGGCTGGACCTCCTGAAGGAGGAGGACCGGGCGATCCTCACGGCCTACTGCACGACCTGGTCGATCTTCGTCGAGGCGACGCGGACGGTGAAGCGGGAGGGCCTGACGATCGAGGCCAAGCAGGGCACGCTGCCGCACCCGGCGGTCGGGATCGCGCGCAACGCCGGCCGCGAGCTGCGGGCCTTCGCCAACCTGTTCGGCTTGTCCCCGGCGGCGGAGATGGCGCTGGGAAAGGTGACGGGCGATGGCGAGGAGGACGAGAACCCCTTCGCCGGCAGCTGACGACGTCGAGCTCCCGGACGCCGAGGAGCTCGAGCGGCTGAAGCTGTCCCCCGAGGTCGCCTGGTATCTGGTCTCGCGGGGCATCCCGCTGCCTGACTGCCCACCCGCGATCAAGACCCCGGAGCCTGGTGAGCTCGGGACGCCGGGCGTCCGGTTCGACCCGGAGCGGGTCGACCGGGTGCTGAAGGCGTTCGGGCTGCTGCGGCACACGAAGGGCAAGTGGGCCGGGCAGCCGCTCAAGCCGGACCCGTGGCAGGTGGCCTACGTCCTGGCCCCGGTGTTCGGCTGGGTCCGGTTCGACGAGGACGCCGGCCGGTGGGTGCGGGTGATCCGGGAGCTGTACGTCGACATCCCGCGGAAGAACGGGAAGTCGACGACGCTCGGCGGGATCGCCGTATACATGACCGCGGCCGACGGCGAGTCGGGCGCGGAGGTCATCGCCGCGGCGACGACGACCGAACAGGCAGGGTTCGTGTTCGCCCCGGTAAAGGCGCTGGTGGAGAACGCGCCGGCGCTGAGCAAGCACCTGCGGGCCTACGCAAAGCGGATCGTGCACCCGGCCACGGCCTCGTACTTCCAGGCCATCTCGTCGGTGGCCGACGCCCAGCACGGCGCGAACATCCACTGCGCGGTCATCGACGAGCTGCACGTCCACAAGTCCGCCGACATGGTGGAGACCCTGGAGACCGGTACTGGTTCCCGGGATCAGCCCCTGGTCGCGACGATCACCACCGCCGACGACGGCCGGCCGAACACGATCTACGCGCGGAAGCGGAAGCGTATCGAGCAGCTGGCCGCGCGGGTCATCACCGACGCGACGGTGTTCGGCGTGGTGTGGGCGGCCTCGAAGGACGACGACCCGTTCGTCGAGGCGACGTGGCGGAAGGCCAACCCGGGGTTCGGGATCTCCCCCACCCGATCCTTCCTGGCGAAGGAGGCCGCGAAGGCGAAGGACTCCCCCGCTGACCTGGCGAAGTTCCTGCGCCTGCACCTCGGGATCCGCACCAAGCAGGAGACGAAGTACCTCGAGCTGGGCGCCTGGGACGACACCGCGGGCATGGTCGACGAGTCGAAGCTGGTCGGCCGGCCGTGTCACGGAGGCCTGGACCTGGCGTCGGTGAACGACATCACCGCGCTGTGCTGGGACTTCGGTGACGGTGACCGGCACGAGGTGCTGTGGCGGTTCTGGATCCCCGAAGCCCGGATGGACGACCTGGACAAGCGCACGGCCGGTGAGGCCACGGTGTGGAAGCGCAACGGCATCCTGATGACAACGCCCGGCAACGTGATCGACAACGACTTCATCGTCGACACGGTGCTGAAGGACGCGGAGCGGTTCGAGGTGCGCACCATCGGGTTCGACCGGTGGGGCGCCACTGACGTCGTCCGCCGCCTCGGCGAGGAAGGCCTCACGTGCGTGCCGGTGGGCCAGGGGTTCGCGTCCACGTCGGCGCCGATGAAGGAGATTCTCCGCCTGGTCCTCTCGCGCCGGTACGTGCACGGCGGGAACCCGGTGATGCGGTGGATGGTCGACAACCTCGCCGTCCGGATGGACCCGGCGGGGAACGTGAAGCCCGACAAGGACCGCTCCGCCGACAAGATCGACGGCGTGTCCGCGGCCGTGGTCGCGATGAAGGAACACATGGACGCCGGCGAGGCCGAAGACCCCGTGGACAGCTCGGTGTTCGTCTTCGGACGAGGAAGCAGGTGAGGAGGAGTCCGTGGCACTGACTGACGACGAGTCGCGGACTCTGCGGCGACTGAACGCCCGCCTGGCGGCCGACCGGAAGGGAACCCAGAAGCGACCCGGCTTCGACGTGCTCGACCGGTACTACGACGGCGAGCAGCAGCTTAAGCAGCTGGGGCTGGCCGTGCCGGCCGAGCTGCAGGAGTTCATCACCATCGTGGCGTGGCCGGGCACCTACGTGGACGCCATCGCCGAACGGTGCGTCGGGCAGGGTTTCCGGCTGCCCGAGGAGCAGAGCGCAGACCCCGAGCTCGAACGGGTGTGGCAGGCCAACGACCTCGACGACGAGGCACCGCTGGCCCACACCGACGCGCTCGTCTTCGGACGCTCCTACATCTGCGTCGGCACGAACCCCGCTGACGAGCAGACGCCGCTCATCACGGTCGAGTCTCCGCTCGAGATGGCACACGAGCAGTCGCCGGCCACCCGAGCGACTACGGCCGCGGCCCGGTTCTACTCCGACGACTCGTTCGGGCGCCGCGAGTCGCGGGCCACCCTGTACCTGGCCAACTCCACGGTGCACGTGGTCCGTTCCCGCCGGGGCTGGGAAGAGGCGACCGACGAAGAGTTCGAGCGGGACGACCATGGCGCGGGCATGGTGATGGTCGAGCCGATGGTCAACCGTGCTCGCCCGCACAAGCGGTACGGGCTGTCGCAGATGTCCCGGGTGATCTCCCTGACGGACGCGGCCGCGCGAGGGCTCACGCTGGCGCAGGTCGCCACGGAGGTCATGGGCATCCCGCAGCGCACCGCCGCGGGGCTGACGCAGGCGGACTTCAAGGATCCGAAGACCGGCGAGATGCTGACCGAGTGGGAGGCGTACTTCGGGGCCGTGTGGGCCACGGCCAACAAGGACGCCAAGTTCCACCAGTTCACCGCGGCCGACCTGCAGAACTTCAAGACCATCGTCACCACGTACGCCGAGCTCGTCGCCGGGGTGACCGGCCTCCCGCTTCGGTACCTGGGGCAGCTCGCCACCAACCCGCCGTCGGCGGACGGGATCCGCGCCGACGAGGCGCGCCTCGTCGGGCAGTGCGAGTCGAAGACCGAGGGCCCGTTCGGTGCGGCCTGGGAGCGGACGATGCGCAAGGTGCGTCGGCTGCAGACCGGCGAGGACGCCCCGGAGCTGGCGCAGCTGGAGATGCTGTGGCGTGATCCGGCGACGCCGACCCGGGCGCAGGCCGCCGACGCGGCGGTGAAGCTGTACCAGGCGGGGATCATCTCCAAGCGGCAGGCCCGACGGGACCTGGGCTACTCGTCGGTCCAGATCAGCAACATGGAGCAGGACGACGCGGACGCGGCGATGGATCCGCAGATGGATCGGATGCTCCGCGAGGTGCTCACCGTGCCGGCGCCGGCCGATGCCGCCGCCTGAAGCGGCCCAGGACTTCTACCGGACCCTGCAGCGCCTCCAGCTGGTCCTGGTGGCCGCGGGCCGGCGGGCGTGGGCACGGATGGGCCCCGAGTTCGACACGTCGTGGGAGCAGATCGCCCCTGCGCTGGTCACGGTGGCGGTCGCGACGCAGCAGCGGGCGGCAGCCGAGGCCGCCAGCTACGTGCCGGCGCTCCTGGCCGAGACCGACCAGCCCGACGAGCCCGCCGGCGCCATCGTGCCGCGGGCTTTTGCCGGGACAGCAGCCGACGGGCGGCCGCTGGGCAGCCTGCTGTACGGCGCCGTGGTGCAGGCCAAACTGGCCCGCCAGGGGGCGATCACCCGCGACGGGGACGTCACCAGCTACACACCGGGCCGCGGCGTCCAGGATGCGCTCGCCATCGGAGGGCGCTGGCTGGACGGCACGCTGGCCACCGTGGCCACGGACGCTGGCCGGCAGGCGGTCGGCACCGAGATCGCGCAGCGCCGCGGCATGGGCTGGGTGCGGATGGTCAACCCGCCGTGCTGCTCCCGCTGCGCGATCCTCGCCGGCCGCTGGTACCGGTGGAGCGACGGCTTCAAGCGGCACAAGCGCTGCGACTGCACCCACATCCCTGCCGCGGAGGACCGGGCTGGCGACTTCCGCACGGACCCGCAGGCGCTGCTGGACAACGGCCTCGTCAACGGGCTGAGCGAGGGCCAGCGCCGGGCGCTGGCCGACGGAGCCGACTTCGCCCGGGTGGTGAACGCCGACCGCGGCATGTACACGACCACGGTCGCCGGCCGGCTGGTGCGGGCGACCACGGAGGCGACGACCACGCGCGGCATCGGGCGCGACCTGGGTGAGCTCACGAAGGCTCCGGGCGAGCGGTACCGGCGGTCGACCGCCATCCGGTTGACCCCGGAGGGGATCTACCAGGTGGCCGCTAGCCAGGACGACGCCATCCGGCTGCTGAGGGCCAACGCCTACATCACCGACCGGGCAGCCGTCGACGCGGCCAACGTCGCGGCCCGGCGGGCGCGGGACGCCTACGGCGCGGCCCGTGCGGATCAGCCCGCCCTCTGAGCTGCGCGCCCTCCAGCGCGCTCACCGAGACCCGCCGCCACGGCGAGGCCTCGATGCACAGCACGGCCATCCGACATGGACGGCCGCCCACCCCGACACGGGAGTCAGCACATGGCACGAAGCACCCTGCCGCGCCACCTCAAGGTGGCGACCGCCGAGCGGATGGCCGCACAGTTCCTCGCGGCCCGCCGCGTGAAGCACGGCAACCTCCGGATGGAGGCGGACCCGCCCGCAGACCCGCCGGCCGACCCGCCCGCGGATCCGCCCGCCGACCCGCCGGCGGACAAGGGCTTCCCCGACGGCACGGCGCTCGAGCAGATGAGCGTCGAGCAGCAGCGGAACTACTGGCGCCACTACGCCCGCCAGCACGAGTCCCGCGCGAACGCCCGCGCCGACTACGACCAGGTGAAGGCGAAGGCCGAACAGTTCGACGAGCTGCAGCGGCAGCAGCAGACCCCGTCCGAGCAGGCCGTCAACGCGGCCAAGGACGAAGGGAAGCGCGAGGGTGCCCGCGACGCCTACTCGAAGGCCGCAGCCACCCTCCTCAAGTCGAGCCTGACCGCCCGCGGGAAGACCGCGGAGCAGGCGCAGGCGCTGGTGGAGACGGCCAACCTGTCGGCCTTCCTCACCGACGACGGGATCGACACCGCCAGGGTGGAGATCTACGTCAACTCGATCGCAGCCCCCGTCAAGGGCGGCGGGCCCCGGCCGGACCCGAGCCAGGGCACCAGGGGCGACAGCAAGGTCACCAGCGTCGGTGCTGGGCGTGACCTGTTCGCCGAGCGCCACAAGCCCCGGCCGACCGCCGGGACCACCGCCTGACACAGGCATCGCAGTACACCGCGCGGGGCCGACACGGGACCGCCTCAACCAACCCCCTGATCCGAGGAGATCCTCATGCCCAAGCTCCGCACGGAGAGCTTCGCCCCCGGCGGTGACTTCCGGTGGCTGCGCTCCGACCACGCCATCTGGAACGGACGCACCGAGTCGCTCGACATCGGTGCCTTCACCGCCGGCACGCACTACCCGAACGGCTACATCCCGTCCGGGACGCCGGTCGCGCTCGTCGGCGGCCAGCTGGTCCCCTACGACTCGACCGAGGCGACCGTCACCGGCGCCGGCGTGCTGGCGGGCCACATCTTCACCGACCAGCCGGTCGTCCCGGGGTCCACCGAGGACCTCAACGTGCCCGTGCTCGACCACGGCCGGGTCAACCCGGCCCGCGTCCCGCAGGGCGTCCAGGCCTTCGTCGCCCCCGTGGCGTACGCGAAGCGCTCCAACGTCACCGTCGTCTACCGCTGAGAGGGGTTGATCCGAGATGGCTCTCTGGACCGACCTGATCGACCCCGCCACCCTCACCGGGTACGCGCGGGAGTCCCTGGCCGCCTACGAGGAGCGGCGGGGCACCCTGGCCCGCTGGCTGCCGAACCGGTTCATCCCGGACATCGTGGCCCGCTTCGTCAAGGGCCGCACCGGCCTGGTCGACGTCGCGAAGTTCCGCGCCTACGACGCGGAGCTCGAGCCGGGCCGCCGCCAGTCGGCGAACCGGGTCACCATCGAGCTGCCCGCGCTCGGCCAGTGGATGCCGAACACCGAGTACGAGCAGCTCCGCGCCCGCGGCGGCTCGGTGTCCGACCAGCAGACCCTGAACACCATCCTGGCGACCACGGACCTGCTGGTGCGGTCGGTGGCGGACTCGATGGAGCGGCTGCGCGGCATCACCATCAACACCGGCATCGCGGCGCTGACGCAGGACAACTACCGGCTCAACGACGACTTCGGTCGTCCGGCCGGCCTGACGTTCACCGCGCCGGCGCTGTGGTCGGTGGCCGGCACGGACCGCATCCAGCAGATGCTGACCTGGCAGGACCTGTACCGGGACGGCGACGGGGCGAACGTGCCCGGCTCCGGGCAGGACGTCGGCTCGTGGGTGATGTCCACGCGGGGGCTGCGGGCGCTGGTGCAGGGCACGCAGTTCGCCACGGTGCTCGCCGGCGGCGGCTCGCGTCCGGCGACGGTCGACGAGGTGCGGGCGATGCTGACCTCGTACGGCATCGCGCCGATCGAGATCTACGACCGGCGTGTGTCGGTCGACGGCACGGTCGCGCGGGTCCTGCCCGACGACCGCATCCAGGCGCTGCCGGCGCCGGTCGACCCCGACGACTTCGCCGGCACCGAGCTCGGCGGCACGTTCTGGGGCCGCACCCTGTCCTCGCTGGAGGCCGGCTGGGGCATCGAGGACGCCGAGCAGCCCGGCATCGTCACCGGCGTCTACCGGAACGAGAAGCCCCCGATGGGCGTGGAGGTGTTCGCCGACGCCATCGGTGAGCCGGTCCTGGCCAACGCGGAGCTGTCCATGTCCGTGAAGGTGCTCTGATCGGTGATGGTGAAGCTCAAGGAGAACACCGTCGTCGTCGACGAGTCCGGTGCGGCCAAGCCGCTGATGGCCGGCGAGGACGTCCCGCGGTGGGCGGCCAAGCAGGTCGGCGAGCACCTGCTCGAGGACGGGAAGGCCGCCCGGTCCTCGCGTGCCTCGCGCTCGTCGAGCGGCAGCTCGGGGACGGCCGGCAGCCCGGACGGCGCCGGCGGGTCCGAGGAGCCGCCGCGCGGCGGGGAGGGTGCGACCGAGGAGGCGTGGCGGGCGTACGCCGAGGGCCTCGACATCGAGGTGCCCGACGGCGCCAGCCGCGACGAGATCATCGCGCTGGTCGACGCCCGCCCGTAGTAGCTGATCCATCCGCGTCCTGCCCCCGCCCGCCCAGGGCTGGCGGGGGCAGGACGCGCTCCACCGCGGCGACTGACAACGGAGGCGTCTGATCGTGCCGAATCCGACTGTCGTCACCGACGTCGAGGACCGGTTCCGAACGCTGAACGACGCGGAGCGTCGTCTGGCCGGGAGCCTGCTCGCCGACGCCTGGGAGGAGCTGCTGGCTCCGCGCAATGTCCCTGACCTGGAGGACCGCCTCGGCAGGGACGTGGTCTCCGTCGGCTTGGTCCGCCGAGTGGTGGCCGCGATGGTGATCCGGGTGCTCCGGAACCCTGAGGCGATTCGGCAGTGGCAGGTCGACGACGCGTCGTTCACGCGTGACTCGATGGTCTCCTCCGGGCTGCTCTACGCGTCCGCCGATGAGATCGCTCTGCTGAGCGGGCCGACCACGGCCGCGTTCACGATTCGGCCGGGCTGGCGGCGCTGATGCTCACCGCTCAGATGCTCGGGATCGCCCGTGCGGCTGCAGAGGCCGAGATGACCTCGACGTGCACCATCACCCGCGCGGGGACCGGCCAGGGCACATGGAACGAGGCGACCGGCACCTACGACGACCCGCCGCGGGTCACGATCTACTCCGGCATCTGCAAGGTGCAGGACAGCGGCCGCAGCACCACCGACGCCGAGGCCGGCGAGGTGCTTGTCGCGGTGTCCTCGCTTGAGCTGCACCTGCCGGTGACCGGCGCCAGCGGGGCCGTGCGCCGCGACGACGTCGCGCACATGGACAGCAACCCCAACGACCCGGCGCTGGTGGGCTGGGAGTTCATCGTCCGGGCGCCGCACGCGGGTACCGCGAAGACGGCGCGCCGGCTGCCGATCGAGGCGGTGCGCTGACGTGGACATCGACACCTCCCAGCTGCGAAGCCTGCAGCGGGACCTGGCGTACGCCCCGGAGCGGGCGTACGGGCAGTTGTGGAAGGTGATGCAGCGGGCCGCGCTGAACATCAAGCGGGACCTGCAGGAAGAGGCCGCCGGCAGCGGCTACTTCTCCCGCATCCCCGTGTCGATCTCCTACGAGACGTGGGAGACCGCCAACGGGATCGAGGCCGAGATCGGCCCGGAGATCGGCCACGAGCGCGGCCATCCCCGAGCGCAGGGCTCGCTGGCATGGATCGCCTACGAGGGCACCGCCACCACGCCCCCGACGTTCCCCGACCCCGCTGGCGCGCTGGACCGGGAGGCCGACGCCTTCCAGACGTACCTGGCGCGCGCCGTGGTCGGTGACCTGCTGTGAGCGTCCACGAGGCGCTCCTGGCCCGGCTGCGGGGCGCGGTGGACCCCGTCTACGACGGCGAGGTGCCCGTCGACGCGAAGGGCCGGCCGCTGGTGCAGCGGTACGCCGTCTTCTACGCCTCCCCCGGCGCCCGTTCCGCCGAGGACCTGGCGCGGCAGGCAGACCACTTCCTGTTCCGCTGGCAGATCACCTCGGTGGGGCAGGACCGGACGCAGGCCGACTGGGTGGCCACCCGCTGCCGGGACGCCGTCCTCGACCAGCGGGTGCTGGTGGAGGGCTGGGAGACCGGTGTCGTCGTGCACCGCTCCTCGGCCGACATCCGTCCCGACCGGGACATCCCCGGCGGCCCGCTGTTCGTCGCCGTCGACACCTACGAACTTCCCGCCACCCGCTGAGGAGATCACCGTGGCCATCCCCCTCGTCCAGGTCCGCCACAAGGCCACCGGCAAGAAGGCGTTCCTGCCGGAGAGCGCGCTGCCGAACTTCCCCGACTACGTGAAGACGCCGTCGCAGAAGGCCCGCGAGCAGGTGCCCGACGGGACCGCGTTTCCCACCGAGCCGTCCGACATGGGCGAGGTCGAGCCGCCGCGCTCCGGCGCGGGATCGGGCACCGAGGTGTGGCGGGCCCACGCCGAGCGGCTCGGCATCGAGGTGGCCGCCGACGCCGGGCGCGACGACATCGTGGCCGCCGTCGACGCGGCCAAGCCGCAGGGCTGACGCCCCGCTGGCCTGGCTCCTGCACACGACCGCGGCGCTGGCCGCGGCGAACCAGACCGCTCGACCCGGGGATCCGGGTGAGCCCTCCGAAGGAGATGATTCCGATCCCCAAGATGCTCTCGGACGCCAAGCGCAAGCTGGCGTTCGTTCCCGCCCTGCTCGTCCCGAGCGCCCCGACCGTCGCCGAGGTGACGGCCACCGGTGCGCTCGACATCTCGTGCCTGGTGAAGGCTAACAACTTCGCCCTGGGCGCGGCCGGTGAGGACACCGTCAACGACCCGGCGCTGTGCGCCCGTGGCAACGACTCCGCCCCGGGCCGGGTGAACTACACGGCCAGCATGGAGTTCTTCCGGTGGACCACCACCGTGGAGGACAAGGCGTGGACGACGTTCACCGAGTCCGGTATCGGTGGCTTCCTGGTGCAGCGCATCGGTCAGGACTTCGAGGAGCCCTTCGCCGTCGGCGACGAGGTGCAGGTGTACGAGGTGCTCACCGGCACGCCGCGGCTCCTCACCCCCGACGGCGGCCGCTACGAGGGCTTCGCCCTGAACTTCTACGTGCAGTCCGGCGGCACCGACGAGCGCGCCGTCATCGCGGCCTGACCTGTCGCAGGCCTCCGGTACCAACCGAGGCGAGAGAACGACCCCGGGGTCGCGGTAACGGCCCCGGGGTCTGTGCAGACACCTTGGCGGAGGTGCCCACGTGGGCGACGGTACGTGCTCGATCGATGGCTGCACAGGTGCGCGGGACCGCCGCGGCTGGTGCAACAAGCACTACTTGCGGTGGCGACGCAACGGCGACCCGCGGGTCTCTCGCCGCCCGAGCCGGCCCATCATCGACGGCCGGAAGCAGTGCTCGGTGTGCTCCGAATGGAAGCCGCTGGCCGAGTTCCGGCGACGCAAGAACGCTCCGGCAGGTGTGGCGTACGAATGTCGCGGCTGTGTCCGTGATGCCAGTCGACAGCTCCGTGAGTCGTCCCCGCACTACTACCGGGACTGGCACGCGGCCCATCCACAGGCGGCTGGCCAGTACGACGACGCGTGGCGCGTCGCCCACCCGGACCGTGTGAGGGCGACCAGGCAGCGCAATGGGGCGATGCGCCGGGCCAGCATCCAGGCCGACGAAGCCGAGCGGATCGATCCCGACGAGATCTATGCCCGCGATCGCTACCTGTGTCAGCTGTGCGGGGCCCCGCTCGACATGGACGCGTCTCATCCCGCACCACGAAGCCCATCGATCGACCACATCATCCCGCTGAGCAGGGGTGGTGCTCACACGCACGCGAACGTTCAGGCCGCACACCTGCGGTGCAACCTCCAGAAGGGCGCGCGCGTAGCAGCCTGAGTTCTCGACCAGAGGGGCGGCATATCCCTGGCCGGATGCCGCCCCTCTGCCATACCTACGGCCAGGCCGCCCGGCCAGGAGGAACACCATGGACGCCCACCCCGCCGAGATCTCCGACGCAACGCCAGAGCTCGATCCCGACACCTTCGACCTGAACGCCTGGATTGGTGGGGTCACGGGCACCGTCCGGGCCGTCACCCTGTACCAGCGCTCGGATCTGCTCGCGGTCATCGACGGGCTCCAGCGGGAGCTGCGGCTGGCCGAACTCGTGGCCGACGAGGACCGCGGCATGAACGACGCGAGCCCGGACGGGATCCGGCAGCGGATCGAGGAGACTGCCCGCGAGTTCGAGGCATCGGGCCTGGTGTTCAAGGTGGAGGGGCGCTCCGACGAGTCGCGGGAGCGGATCGCGAAGCGGCTGAAGAAGCAGAACGTCACCGACGCCGAGACCGTGGTGCTGCACCAGCTGGCCGACGCCGTCGTCGAGCCGAAGGGCATCACCGTCGACTTCCTGCGGCGGCTGCAGGAGACGTCGGAACCCCAGCTGAAGATGCTGCTGACCGCGGCGTCGCTGGCGAACTTCCAGCCCCCCAAGGTCGACGTAAATTTCTCGTCGGGGTCCTCAGCCGGCCGCAGGCAGCGGGAGCGCTCCTAGCGCTACGCACGGCCCGCTCGTGGGGGAAGCCGCCGTCTCTGTGGTGGGGGCGGGACGGGAAGCGGTGGACCGACGAGGACCGGCTACTGACCCTGGCGCTCGCCGCCTACGAGGAGTCGCTGTGCTCGGGCTGCTCGCAGCCCAAGCACGTCACGTACAACCCGGACGCCGACGGGTGGTTCGAAGCGCGCGAGGTGGTGTGCGCCGGTTGCGCGGCCCAGCAGAGTGGGGCCGCCCGCCCGCAGGGGCAGAAACCCGACCCGGGCACCAAGGTCTATGTGGTCGACACCCGGCCGACCGGTCTCGAGCTCCAGCCGTGGCGGCTGGGCGACTAGGAACCGTCCCCGATTCCGCTGGCCTCGCAGGCCGCGGCCAGCGCATCGCTGTCGACGATCCATTGGGTTCCGACCTGCTGGGCTGACTGACGGATCGCGTCGGTGCTGGCGCGGCTGGCTTGCTCGCCTGCTTCGAGCAGCGCGCCCATAGCGGCCAGCGGGTCGTTGCCACCGCGTAGTTCGGCGTAAATCAGGCACGCCTCGTAGCCAGCTGGGTCGTCATCTGCGAGTGAGCTGCCACCGCAGCCAGCCAGTACAGCTAGCAGGCCAACGAGCGGCCCCGCCACTCCTCTTGTCCGCATGAGACTGACCGTAGACCAGGGGGTGACTGTGCGTGGCTGATCGCAGCGTGCTGGTCCGTCTCCAGGCGAACATCGCAGATTTCCGCCAGCAAATGCAGCAGGCCGAGCGGTCTGTGAAGGGCGTCGGGGACGAGTCGGAGCGGACGTCTCGGCAGGCGACGACCTCGCTGGGCCGGATGGCCGAGTCGGCGCAGAAGAACCGTGGCGCCTGGGACGACGCCGGAACGGCGCTGGCCGGGTTCGGCGTGGTCACGGTGGCCGCCCTGGGCGCGACGGTCAAGGCCGCGGTCGACTGGGAGTCGGCGTGGGCCGGCGTCACGAAGACCGTCTCCGGCACCCCGCGGCAGCTCGGCGAGATCGAGCAGGGCCTGCGGGGGCTGGCCCGCACGCTGCCGGCCACCCACGGGGAGATCGCCGCGGTCGCTGAGGCCGCCGGCCAGCTCGGCGTGAAGACCGACAGCATCGTCGCCTTCACCCGCACGATGGTCGACCTCGGCGAGACGACGAACCTGTCGGCCGACGAGGCGGCGACGTCGCTGGCGCAGCTGATGAACGTCATGCAGACCGCGCCCGACGACGTCGGCCGGCTCGGTGCGGCGCTGGTCGCGCTGGGCAACGCCGGCGCGTCGACCGAGGCCGACATCGTCAACATGGCCTCGTACCTGACCGGCTCCGCGAAGCTGATCGGCGCCAGCGAGTCCGACGTCCTGGCGCTCGCGAACGCGATGACCAGCATGGGCATCAACGCCGAGCGCGGCGGCGGCGTGATGACCCGGGTGATGCAGGACGTCTACGCCGCGGTGCAGACCGGCGGGGACAAGCTGGAGGGCTTCGCCGACGTCGCCGGGATGTCGGCCGGGGAGTTCGCCGCGGCGTTCGAGGCGGACCCGATCCGCGCGATCGACGCCTTCGTGCAGGGCCTCAACGGGGTGGAGAAGTCCGGCGGCAACGTCGTCGCCACCCTCAACGACCTCGGCTACAAGGGCACCCAGGACACCGCGGTGCTGCTGCAGATGAAGGGCGCCGGCGACCTGCTGACCGAGTCCCTGGACCTGGGCAGCCGGGCGTGGGAGCAGAACAGCGCGCTGGTCGAGGAAGCCGCCAAGCGGTACGACACCACCGCGGGCCAGCTCGCGATCGCCAAGAACAACGTGCACGACGCCGCGATCGAGATCGGCGAGGTGTTCCTCCCGGTGCTCGCCGACTTGGCGGGCGGGCTGGCCGACATCGCCGGCTGGTTCGCCGACCTCCCCGAGCCGGTCCAGGCCACCCTCGGTGGGTTGGCGGGTATCGCTGGGGTGGCTGCGCTCGCTGGCGGCGCGTTCCTGCTGCTGTTCCCCCGGGCCATCGAGACCTACAAGGCGTTCCAGACGCTGCGCGACGTCAGCCCCGGCACCGCTTCCGCCCTGGGCAAGGTCGGGAAGGCCGCCGGGATCGCGGGTGGGTTCATCGCCGCGGCCTCGGCGGTCGACGCGTTGATGCAGTCGATGGGCCCGGCGCCGGCCACGATGGAAGAGACCACCGCCGCGTTGCTCGGCATGGGCACCTCGCTCGGCTCGATCGACGAACAGTTCCGGGGCCTGTCCGCAGCCGGCTACGAGATCGAGAGCTTCGCCGACGCGGCAGACCGGCTCATCAACCCCGGCTTCATGGACCAGCTGAACAACGTGGCCAGCTCGCCACTGTTCTGGACCGAGACCTGGGACGAGGGCTCGGCCGGTCGAACCCGGCTCATCAAGCAGCTGGGGCAGATCGGCGACTCGCTCGCCCTCATGGTGGAGAACGGGAACGTCGAGCTGGCCGCCGAGACGTTCGGGGCACTCGGCGACGTCTGGGAAGAGCAGGGCGGCGACCTCGAGGACCTGCGCAACCTGATGCCGGCGTACACCGAAGCGCTGACCGGGGTGAAGAACGAGCAGACCGTCGCCGCCCAGTCCGCTCAGCAGCAGGCCGAGTCGACCGCCCTGCTCGCGCAGAACCTCGAGGCGTCCTACGGCAGCTTGGAGGGCTACGCCGCGGCGTTGGGGCTCAGCGAGGACGCGACCGAAGAGCTACGGGCGAAGACCGAGGAGCTCGGAGCGTCGCTGGCCGCGTTCATCAACCCGCTCGGCGTCTACACCGGCCTGCTGGACGAGAAGAAGGCGGCCGAGGAGGCCGCGGCGATCAAGGCCGCGGAGGAGGCCGGGAAGGGCGCCGACGCGTGGCGAGACTTCGTCGTCGACACCGGGTTCTCCTTCGAGGAGTACATGCAGCGCCTGCGGGATCAGGTCACGGCGCAGGAGAACTGGCAGCTCAACATGCTGGTCCTCGCCGGCCGGGTGTCCCAGGGGACGCTGGATGAGCTGGCGCGGATGGGCCCCGAGGGGGCGCCGCTGGTCGCCGATCTGGTGAACCGGTCAGATGCTGAGCTGGACGAGTTCGACGTCATCATGGCGGCGCGGGCGAAGGAAGCGACCGACGCCTGGGGCGCCCAGTTCACGATGGCCGCCCCGGTGCTCGCCGAACTGTCCCGGAAGATGGGGGCCGACGTCGCGGCCGGCGTAGCCGCCGAGCTGCAGGCAGGGACCACCACCATCGCCCAGGTCGTCGACCGCTACGGCCTGACGATCGTCGGCGGCATCAACCCGATCCTCGGCGCGCTCGGCAAGCCGCAGATCAGCCACATGGCCACCGGCCGCGGCTACCAGGCATACGCCGACGGTGGGGTGGAAGACCACACGGCGCAGATCGCTCCCGCCGGCGCCATGCGCCTGTGGGCGGAGCCTGAGACCGGCGGGGAGGCGTACATCCCGCTGTCGCCGGCCAAGCGGACCAGGTCGGTGGACATCTGGCGGCAGGTCGGTGACCGCCTGGGGGTGCAGTTCCAGGAGTTCGCCGACGGCGGGTTCCGGGACGAGACCGACGTGCCCCGGCCGCGGTCGACGGCGCCGTTCCGGATGCCGCTCTCCACCGCGGCGGATGCGGCGATGCAGACCGAGTACGACGCCGCGGTGGCGTGGCTGCGCGAGAACGGCAGCGGGCGCCTGGGCACCGGGGCTGTCGGGGGCTCGTGGCGTGACCTGTGGGCGATGACGCAGGCCGCGTTCCCGCAGGCGAAGCTCAACTCGTCGGTGCGGAACACCAACGACGCGCACGGCCGCGGGAAGGCCATCGACGTCGGTCTGCAGGGCGTGCCTGGCGGCGCCGGGAACGCCTACATGGCCCGGATGAACCGCTGGTGGTACGACAACCACGGCGCGAACCTGTACGAGCTGATCTACGACGGGCTCGGGGACGACCGGCCGGACATCAAGCGGGGCCAGGACCACAAGTACTCGCCGGCGACCGAGGCCGACCACGAAGACCACGTGCACATCGCCTCGTACCTCAGGGGCGCGATCGTCGACTTCCTGAAGCCGGGCAGCCTGTTCAACCCGCACGTGCGGGACTCCGGCGGGCCACTGCTGCCCGGGTTCACGTTCAACGGCACCGGTGGCACGGAGACGGTCGTGCCGAACAGCCGGCTGGTCGACGCCGGCCTGTCGGCGACCGCGACGGCGCCGATCGACTACGACCGGCTGGGCGCGGTCGTCGCTCGCCACGCGCAGTCCCTGACCGTGGTGACCCGGGACAACCCGACGTCGGTCATCCGCGCGGTCCAGGCGCACAACCAGCAGCAGGCGGCCTTGGCCCCGGCATGGACCTGAGGGGGCGGCGGTGAGCGCGTACTTCCTGGCGTCGCCGCGGTCGGTTCCCTCGGTGGTGCGGCCGACCAAGGAGCCGGTGCCGAAGCTGGTCCTGGAGTCCCTCGACGGTCGCCGGCGCATCCCGCTGGACGACTCGACGGGGTGGAAGGCGCTGGCCGGTGCGACGGGGCTGGACATGCCCCCGGTGGACGTGGCGACCAGGCGGGTGCCGGGGGTGGCCGGGTCGGTCCTGGACGATGTGCGCGCGGAGGAGCGGCCGCTGTTCATCCCGATCAAGGTGACCGCCCGGGACCGCCAGAACGCGACGCATCGGGCGCTGATGGACTCCCTCCGCGCTCTGGTGGATCCGCTGCTCGGCGAGTTCCGCGTCATCGGGATCACCGCAACCAGCGAGCGTGAGCTGACCGCCGTCTACACCGATGGGCTGCAGGGCGACTACGGCGTCGACCAGGCCGGCCTGCACTGGCGGAAGTTCGGCCTGCGGGCGACGGCCTGCCAGCCGTTCGCCGCGGCCCGAACCAGTCGCACCGTCGAGTTCCAGATGGCTGGTGCGGGCGGCGCGTTCCTCGGGGTGGCCGGCGGCACCGACGCGCCGTGGCCCCGCGCGCTGTCCTCCTCGGCGGTGATCGGCGAGGGGATGCAGGTACAGGTCAACTCCGAGGTGGAGGTGCACCCCACCCTCGAGCTGGTCGGCCCGATGACCTCGTTCGCCGGGGAGCTGTCGCCCTTGGTGACCGGCGACGACGGCGCGGTGCGTGTCCTCACCGACCAGGCGTGGTCGGTGAGCGTCCCGGACGGGGTGCCGGCCGGGATGGCGCTGAGGCTGGTGGCCGACCCGCGCGCCCGCTCGATCCGGCTGGGCGCCGGGGACCCGCGGACGACGCCCGGCTGGACCGGTGAGCTGGCGGCCGGCCGGGTGGCGCGGGGATCCACGCTCCGGCCCTTCTACCCCGGGCTGAACGTCCTCAACGTGTCCGCCCCGGGCGGGACCACGGCGACCCGGGTACGCCTCTCCTGGCGCGAGCTGCACAGGTCGCTGTGGTGAGCGACTGGCTGATCCACCCCCGGAACGCCGACCTCGGCCGCACCTACGACCCGATCTCGGGCTGGCGTCAGCTGGTGCTGGTGGAGCGATACGGGCCTCCGGACTCCTGGACGGTGACCGGACCGCCGTCGGCGCTGGGCGTCTTCTCCCCCGGCATGGGCTGCATCCTCGACTCCGGCGGGCAGCAGATCACCTCCGGTCAGATCACGAAGATCCGCCGCGGGGTGATCTGGAACGGCGAACGCACGGAGGAGACCGTCGAGGTGGCGTTCGCCTCCGACCTGGCCCCGCTGGGCGGCCGAGTCGTGCGCCCCTCCCCCGCCCACGCCGTGGGCGCATCGATCACCACGTTCCCCGCCGCCTACGACCTGCGCTCCGGCGCGGTCGAGGACCTGATCATCGGCTACATCGCCTCGCACATCGGCGGGTCGGCCCTGGCGGACCGGCAGCTGGCCCGGCTGCGGCTCCCGGTCTCCCTCGGCCGTGGCGGGGGCACGCAGGTGTCCGGGCGGCTGGACAACCTCGGGGTGCTCGTCCAGTCCCTCGCCGAGGCGGGGAACCTGCGGGTCACCGTGCGGCACGCCGAGGACGTCGCCGGCGCGTGGCTGGACCTGGTGGTGGAGCCGGTGCGGGACCTGTCCACCGACGTGCGGTTCGGCACCGCGGGCTCGACCGCCGCCGGGCTGATCTCCGACTGGTCCTACGAGGTGTCGGCGCCGACCACGACCCGGCCCCTGCTGGGGCTGGGCGGCGAGCTCGCGGCCCGGGAGTTCCTCGAGCTGCGCGACACCGCGGCGGAGGCACTGTGGGGCCGGGTGGTGGAGACCTTCGTCGACCAGCGGCACATCGCCCCGGACAGCACCGACAAGCTGGCCGAGGCCACCCGCGCCGGCCAGGAAGCGCTCGCCGACGGCCGCGGCCCGGTGGCGATCTCGTTCACCCCGATGCTCGGCCCCGACCTGGTGTACCGGCGCGACGTGCGGGTCGGCGACATCGTCGGCTACGACCTGCCGGGCCTGGACCCGGCCGAGGACAAGATCCGCGAGGCCACCACGGTGGTCAGCGTGGAGGCCGGGCAGCCGACCGAGCGGGTGTCGGTGGTCGTCGGCACCCCGGACGCGCCGAAGACCCGGGACCAGCAGCAGACCGCCCGCGCGCTGCGGGACATCGCCGTTCTCAAGAGGAGTCCCTGATATGCCGCAGTCGTCGGCGCCGCTCGTCGGCGTGAACCTGTCCGACCTGGACTGGCGGGACAGCTTCGGCGACGAAGCCGGGGTGCTCCGCGACCTGGACGGCACCGCCTACCGGGTGACGCTGCCCACCGACTCCGACGTGCTGCGGGTCGGCTCCACGACGCAGCGGTCGATCGCCCGGGTCGCCGGGTTCGTGCACCGCATCCCGGCCGGGGAGACCGAGCCGCTGACGATCCCGGTGGCGTCGGGGACGGCGCGGACGGACATCATCGCCCTGCGCTACGACCCCGAGTTCAAGGGCGAGCCGGGCCCGGTCCGGCTGGCCCGCATCGCCGGCACCGCCACCGGGCTGCCCAACTACGACGACGCCGCCCCCGGTGTGGAAGACCTGCCGCTGTGGGCGATCACCCGCCAGCCCGGCCAGTCGCTGTCCCAGGCCATGCTGCGCCGCCTGTTCCCCCGCCTGGCGCCCGGCCTGGAGCTGCCCGAGGGCGCGCCGCTGCCCATCTCCTCACCCCTCGGGACGGTGCTGCAGCAGGGCGCGGTGACCTACCGGCGGCAGCTGGACTCCTCCGGGGTCCCTACGTGGGCGCGGACCTCCGGCGGCGCCGTCGCCCATCACGACGGGGCCTGGTACGACCTGCCCAACGCCAACGACGGCACCGCGCGGGACGTGTGGGGGGCGAACCCGCAGATCCTCGGGGAGATCGCGATCCCGGACCCGGGGATCCCGTACCGGGTGGCCGCGCTGGCGGCCTGCGAGGCCGGGTCCACGCAGGCCAGCACCCGCTGGGACCTGCAGCTGCGCCTGGACTCGGCCACCAACGGTGAGGTGCTCGCCCTGCAGAACGGCGGCCGCTGGCTGGAGGGATCCAACGCGCAGCACTTCAACCTGACGTCGCTGCCCTCGCGCGCGGTGCTGACCGGCACCCACCGGATCTACGTGGTCGCCGCGGCCGGCTTCGGTTCGGCGCTCGGCTACATCACCCCCTACCAGCGGAAGCTCTCCGCGGTCGTCTACGCCACCTGATCCCCGTCCCAGTTACTCCACCCCGCGCCCGCCCCGGGCGGCGGGGCCCTACCCCTGCCCGGAGGTGCCCGTGGCTGCCTACCTGACCGAACGACCTCCTGCTGTCCGCCAGTGGTACGCCAAGCGGAACCGCTCGCTGACCGGCTGCACCGTCCTCCACACCGCCGAATCGATCATGGACTCGGTCGGTCCGGACACCGGCGCCGAGAACGTCGCCAACTTCATCCGCACCCGCACCACCGCCGGCTCGTACCACGACCTGGTCGACTCCGACTCCGCGATCCATCTGGTCGAGTACCACCACGGCGCGTACCACGACGGCACCGGATCCAACAACTGGGCGCTGTCCATCTCCTTCGCCTGCGCCACCACCGACTGGGCGCGCATGTCCCCCGCCAAGCGGCGGGCGTTCCTCCGCCAGGGCGCGATCGCGTTCAAGCGGCAGCAGGACTACCGGCGCTCGGTCGGAGCCCCGCTGACCGAGCTGCGGCGCATCACCAAGGCCCAGTCCGACGCGGGCATGTCCGGCTTCATCTACCACGGCGACCGCGACCCCGGCCGCCGCACCGACCCCGGCGTGCGACCGCCCGCCGAGTTCCCGTTCGACGAGTTCATCACCGAGTGCCTGGCCGTCATGGCCGGCGAGGAGGACGACATGGACCTGAACACCGACCGGTTCACCAACACCTACGGCGCCGAGATCACGCTCCCGACGTACCTCAACGCCCTGGAGGCGAAGGTCGACGCGCTCCTCGGGCAGACCAGCGGCGACACGATCCGCACCCAGGTGTGGGACGCGTCGATCTTCGCTTCGCCGATCCCCCGCGACGTCGAGGCGGCGAAGGAGGCCGGGCAGCCGTTCGCCCCGATCAGCGCCCGCAACGCGCTGCTGCACGCCATGTACGTCGGGGACGAGGCCGCGCAGGCCGCGGGCCGCCCGGTCGAGGTGATCGTGGACGAGGAAGAGGTGGGCCGGCAGATCAGCGCCGCGCTGCCCTCGTTCCTGGGCCGGCTCACCGCGGAGGACGTCCAGGCCATCGCCGACGCCGTCGCCGACGAGCAGGACCGGCGGGCCCGCGACGGCGACCCCGCCACCGGCTCCGTCTCCTGACGCGGAGAGGACCGTCGTCGTGCCGACCACCGCACGCAAGCAGCACCGGATCGGCACGGGGGGCCCCTGGGGCACCGGGCTGCTCCTCCTCGGTGTCGCCGCCATCGCCCAAGGCATCGGCTACCTGGTGCCCCGCACCGCAGGACTGCCCGGCGCCCTCGACGCCCTCGGCACCTACGTGCCCATCCAGGTCGGCGGCATCTTCTGGATCGCCGCTGGCGCCTACGCGGTCGCGCAGGCCCTCACCCCACCACAGTCCCACCACGACGTGTGGCCGCTCGTCGTCATGACGTCGCTGTGGTCGCTCGCCTACCTGGTGCACTGGTCGATCCTCGCCGTGGCCGACGGGAACCTCACCCGCCAGTGGACGTCCGGGGTGGCGTGGGGCTCCCTAGCGGCCCTGATCATCTGCTGGGGCAGGTGCGTGAACCCACCGACGAAGCAGCGCCGATGAGCTTCGACACGGCGCAGATCCTCGGCACCACCCTGCCCGCGGCCGGGGCTGGGCTGATCGGCTGGCTGACCTACCGGCTGAACTCGCGGAAGCACCGGACCGACGGCGCGCAGCAGATGATCGACCAGGCGCAGGAGGAGCGGGACAAGGCGTGGGAGCGGGCCGACGCCGACCGGGAGCGCATGGACGCCTTGCTGGCGAACGCCCTGTCCCGCATTGGTGGCCTTGAGGTGCGGGAGCGGGTCCTCCTGGACTACGTAGCCGCGCTCCGCCACCACATCGACCAGCGCAACGAGCCGCCGCCCCCGCCGTGGCCGGACGCGCTCACCCACTGACGGCAGGAGCTGCCATGCCCTACGAAGTGACCCCGCAGCAGCCCGGCGAGGCGGACCACGCCCCGGTCAGGCACCCGATCGAGCCGAAAGTGAAGGCAGCGACCGTCGGTGGCGGAGCAGCGGGCGTCGTCACCGCGTTCGTCGTGTGGATCACCGACCAGCTGTGGTTCAACGGCGACGTCCCACCCGAGGTCCCGTTCCCGATCGTGTCCATGGTCGGGCTGGCCGCCGGCGCGGCACTGCCGTTCGCCGCGGGCTACTACGCCCGGCACGTGAACCGCTGATGCCGTTCCTCTCCGGCCCGGAGCTGCGGTACGCCGGCTGCGGCCAGTACGAGACCGTGGGCGCCACCGACTACCGCGGGGCACACGACCACATCGCGGTGCCGGCCGGGTTCGCCACCGACCTCGCCACCGTGCCCCGCGCGTTCTGGGCGGTCTTACCGCCGCACGGCGCCTACGAGAAGGCCGCCGTCCTGCACGACTGGCTGTGCGTCCAGCTGGCCGCGCACCGCCGCTGCTGGTGCCGGCCGCCGGTGAACGCCCGGGAGACCGACGGCCTGTTCCGGCGGGTCATGCGCGAGGCCGGCGTCGGCCCGGTCACCCGCTGGGTCATGTGGACCGGGGTCCGCTGGGGTGCGTTGGCCAACCCCGCCCGCCGCGCCGGCTGGTGGCGAGACGCCCCCGCCGTAGCCGGCATCACCGCAGCCGGACTGGCCGCCGCCGTCACGGCCGTCCGCGTCGCCGACCGCGCCGCCCGCCTGATCGCGAGGAGCAGCCGTGCCTGACTTCACCTACGGCCCGGCGCCCGTCCTGGTGGAGGCCAGCGGCGACTTCGCCATCGGCGCCACGGGCACCTTCCGGGCCAGCGACGGCACCCCCGCGCCGATCTACGACCTGAACGGCTCGCCGCTGGCCAGCATCACCGTCGGCCCGAAGGGCGCCCACCAGGCGTTCAAGGCCGACATCCCCGACGGCGTGCTGGACTTCGGGTCGGTCGAGCTGCCCGCCGTGTCCATCGAGGCCATCTCGGCGGCCCTGGACGCCCAGCAGGCGGCCCGGGAGGCCTCGGCTTCGGCGGCGGCCGCGGCGCAGTCCCTGGCCAGTCTCCCGGCCGCAACGACCGAGGCTCAGGGCGTGGTGGCGCTCGCCACCACGGCGTCGACCAAGACCGGTACCGAGACCACCACGGCGGTCACCCCGGCCGCCCTCGCCGCGACCCTGGCCGACCTCCCGGACGGCGGCACCGGCGGGACCGGCGGCGGCACACAGGTCACCGTGGACGGCACTTCCGTCGCCACCCTCGACATCGACTCGACCGCGGTCACCCCGGAGGACGTCGGGATCCCCGGGCCGATGGTCATCGTCCCGCCGGCCGCGGTGTTCGCCACCCCGGGGTTCGCCACCTGGCCCGGCGCGGGCTACACCAGCTTCATGCGCTTCTCCTTCGTGGGGAGGCGCGCCTACCGCTGGATCAACCTGGGGATCGGCACGGCCTCGGGGAGCATCCAGGTCGGGGTCGTGCGCCTGTCTGGCCCCGGGGGCACCGACTTCGAGATCGTGAAGAGTTCGGGTGCGATCCCGGCGGTCGCCGGGTCGATGCACATCGATCTGGGCGCGTTCGAGTTGACGACCGGCGACTACGCCCTGTTCGTGTGGGCGAACAACAACATCGTGCAGCTGCGGGTGGCCGGCACGGGCGTCATCACCGACTCACGGCTCACGGCCGACTGGTCCACCGCTTCCCTCGGCGGCGGCCCGGTGCCGACCACGGGGTCGCTGACCAACGGCTCCGGGTGGGGTGGCTACCGGTACGTCGGCGGCCTGACGCTCGAGGCGGCCTGATGGCCTCCCGCCTGGCGCGCATCACCGTCGGCGGCGTCCCCCGGGTCGTCGACCTGCTGTCCGGCGCGCCTGCGGCCGGCCCGGCCCCCGCGCCGGCCCGCGTGTGGCACTACGAGGCCCTCGCCGTCGGCGCGGACCCGGTGCCGAACCCGTGGTCGGAGTTCCACGGCCTGCGCACCGACCAGCGGGAGATCCTCGACGTCAGCAGCCAGGGCCTCGGGTTCGCCCGTGCGCTGCGGTTCAACGTCCAGCCCGGCGACACGGGCTGGGGCGGCACGTCGGGCACGCTGCGATCGGAGGTGCGCGCCTCGATCGCCCAGTCCGGCAGCGTCACCGTCGGATCCGAGCAGTGGTGGGCGTGGCCGACCTTCTTCCCGGCCGACTTCAACTGGGACGAGAACAACCAGTTCCTCATCTTCACGCAGTGGCGGCACGGCGGGGCGGGTAGCGGCAACCCGAACGTCGGCCTGTGGTCCGACGTCAACGAGAACCTGATGCTGTGGGTCCGCGGCGGTAGCGGGGGCGCCGTCTCCGGCGACGCCCAGTACGAGAAGACCTACAACCTCGGCCCCATCGTGAAGGGCGCCTGGTCGCGGTTCATGGTGCACCAGGTCTGGTCGGACGACCCGGCGACCGGGCTGGTGGAGGTGTACCGCAACGGCGTGCTGCTGCACAGCGCCGCGGACGCCAACCTCTACACCGGCGACACGATCTACATCAAGCAGGGCATCTACTCCGCCGCGGGCACCCAGCGGCAGCACTTCATCACCCACGGCCCGCTGCGGTGGGGATCCACCCGCGACGCCGTGGAGAACCTTCCGCCGTTCGTCTGATCCCCCGCGGCCGGCCCGCCCGGCCAGCAGCGCCAGGTCGTCGCCGAGGCGGCCATCTGCGCCGACGAGCTCGGCCGGCTCAACAGGCGGCGCGTTCGACGCCGCGCAGAGGGCGGCCTTCGGGTCACCCACTCCCCCGCCACGCACTACCCCCTTCGCCCTTCGAGACCGTGGAGGTCTGCCCCCATGCCCGTCCTGCGCCACTCCACCGCCGTCCGCAACGCGATCGCCGACACCGTCGTCGGGATGCTGGATGCCGGCACCGGCCCCGGCAAGATCGAGATCCGTTCCGGCGGGATGCCCGCCGGACCCAACTCGGCCGCCACGGGCACGCTGCTGGCCACGGTGGCGCTCCCGGACCCTGCGTCCACCAGCGCGTCCAACGGGGTGGACACCATCATCGACCCGGTCGCGGTCACCGGTGTCGCCGACGGCACCGCAACGTGGGCGCGGTTCCTCGATTCGGCGAACGTCGCGGTCATGGACTGCGATGTTTCGGCCACCGGCGGCACCGGCGCGATCACACTGGTCACCACCACCATCTCAGCGGGCGTCGAGGTGGACCTGAACGCCATCACCTACAGCGTCCCCGCCTGATCCCGTGTCGCTGACCCGCTTCGACGCGGGCCGGGACGCCGCGCGAGCGGGCACCGGGCCGCTGGACATCATCGGGGGTCCGGGCGACTCGGTCGCCGAAGCCCGCGACGTCGGCACGGAGAACGGGTGGCTGGCCAAGCTGACCGCGCGTCTTCGGGCCCGCTGGCAGCCCGCCGGGGTGCCCGGCGGCGAGGGCTACGTGCCCTCCTACTACGTGTCCAGCGGTGTCGTGGACCGGTGGACGTTCACCGGCGGCACCCCGAACTTGGCCCCCCAGTACGGGCTCGGGCACCGGCACCACCATTTCGTGTCCGGCGGCATCGTCCAGTCGCTGACCTTCACCGGCACCCGCATCCAGGTGATGTGGGCCGGCAGCGTCAACACGGGCGTCGTCGGCATCTCCATCGACGGCGGTCCCGCGGTCTCGGTCAACACCGCCACCGGGTTCACCAGCTCCACCCCGGCCGGCGGCGGCTCCTGGCTGTCCCCGGCGCTCGCGCGCGGCAGCCACACCATCACGCTGACCAACACGAGCGGCAAGATCGTGCTGCTGTCCGGCGCGTACGTGTACGACGGCGACGAGTCCACCGGCGTGCGCATGTGGGAGGCCGGGCACTCCGGCTGGGAGGCCGAGGACTACGCCAACCGCAGCCCGAACAACACCTCCCACGCGGCGACGATCGCCGCGATCGCGCCGCACCTGGTGATCCTCCCGCTGGGCTACAACGACTGGGCCAACGGACGCACAAGCGCCCAGTTCCAGACCGACCTGACGAAGATCATCACCGACACGAAGGCTGCGGCGGCGGTCGACCCCGACTTCCTCATCGTCGCCTACCCGGCGCGCACCGACAGCCCCGCCGCGGTCGTCGAGCCGTGGGCGAACTTCGTGACGGCCATGCAGTCGGTGGCCACCGCCCAGGGCGCCGAATTCCTCCAGATCAGTGCGGTGCCCACCCTCGACGGCGTGCACCCCACCGCCGACGGGCACACCACCATCGCGGCGGAGGTCGAGGCGTTCCTCGCCCCCGCCTCGGCGGTCACCGGCAGTGGTGCGCTGACCGCCGGCGCGCCTACTCTCGCCGGGGCCGGCACCCTGCGCGCGACCGGCAGTGGTGCGCTGACCGCGCCGCAGCGAACCCTCGCCGGCTCCGGGCAGCTGCGCGCCACCGGCGGCGGCGCCCTCACCCCCGCGGCGGCGTCCCTGTCCGGGACCGGCGCCCTGGCGGTGGCCGGGTCCGGCGCGCTCACCGCGCCGGCCCGATCGGTGCAGGCCTCCGGGCAGCTGACCATCACCGGCACGGCCACCCTCACCGCGGCCGGCTGGTCGCTGGCCGCCGCCGCGTCGGTCACTCTGACCGGCGCGGGCGCGCTCGCCCCGGCGCCCGCCGTGCTCGCCAGCTCGGGCAGCGTCACCACCCCGCAGCCGGACACCGTCACCGGGGGCGGCGCGCTCACCGCCCCCGCCCCGACGCTGGCCGGCGCGGCCACCGTCCGGCTGGCCGGGTCCGGCGCGCTCACCGCGCCCACCTCCACCCTGCAGGCCGCTGGCACGGTCACCGGCCCGCAGGCACAGATCACGCACACCGCGGTGACCGCCGCCGTGGCCGCGCACCTGAGCGCCGCAACCCTCGCCCCGCACCTCGGCACGGCCGTGCTCGCCGGCGACGGGCGCTCGACTGCGACCCTGCACACCACCTGAGAGGACGAGCCGTTGGCCGACTTCACGATCAAGAGCAGCGACCGGCTGCCGTCCATCCAGGCGTCACTGGCCACCGCCGGGAAGCCCGTCAACCTGACGGGCGCCACCGCCGACTTCATCATGCGGGCCGTGTCCGGCGGCCCGATCAAGGTCAACGCGGCCGCCGTCATCGTCGACGCCACCGCCGGGGTCGTGCGCTACGACTGGGCCGCCGGCGACACCGACGTCCCCGGCAAGTACGAGGCCGAGTGGGAGGTCACCTGGCCCGACAGCAAGCGGCAGACCTTCCCCACGCTGACCTACCACACGGTGGACGTGCTGGCCGACCTGGACGACGACCTCTGATGCCCGCCGACGCCCTCCCCCAGCCGCACACCACCGTCCCCGGCCTGGCCCACCTCGAGCGCACCTACCTGGATGCCCTGCGCCGGCCGCTACGCGGATCCGTGCGGATCACCGGCGCTCAGCGCGCCGAGCACGGCGGCACCGTCGTCACCGCCGCCGCCGTGACCGCGCAGGTCGTCGATGGCACGCTCGCCGTCGAGCTCCCGGCCGGCACCTACGAGCTGGCCCTGTCCCTCAACACCGTCGACGGCGAGCGGGTCCGGGAGACCGAGACGGTGACGCTGGAGTAGCCCAGAAGGGGCGCTTCGGGCCGATCCGAGAACACATCGACAAACGCACCATCACCTTCGCCCTTCGGGACCTAGCTGTAGTAGTTCATGACGTTGCTCACACGCCGCCGAGGTCGTCGAAGATCGACATCTGATCCGTGGTGACCTCCGGCAGGTCTGGCGTCTGAGCCT